TAATCTTTTTCAATTATATCTAAAGAAACATCATAAGTAAATTTTCTGGGTATCTTTAGTTCTCTTAAATAAAGTTTTTTTGTTTTTTCTTTATTCATTTTTCTTCTGAAGTTTGTTTAATATTAGGGTTTGGAGAAGTCGCCGAAGGCGATTTGGGTGTAGGCGTAGCCGAAACCTCTAAATCCTTATTAAACGAGGGCGTAGCCCCTTGAGTAAACTTGCCCACGATTAGTTTCTCCATGATGGATTTTATTACTTTAGTTGTTACAGCATTACCACATTGTTTGTATCTCTGTGTGTCGGATACTCCTTCTGTCCATCCATCAGGGAATCCCTGCAATCTTTCATATTCTATTGGTGTTAAAGTTCTCATCTTGGAATCACAAATGAAGTCCTCCCAATTATTCTCGTTGATGTAAGAGTCCACGCTTTTTTCGGAATCTTCGTATTTAATGTAATTGCACCTTGTCTTTTTCCAGTTTTGAACTCTCTTGGTTGATAACAACTCACTATCTTTTTTATTTCTTGTTTTGAAAGAAATGATTTCTCTGATGGATTTTCCTCTAAGTAGTCCAATAATATAGACTCTTTCCCGTTGCTGGGGAACTCCAAAAAATTCGCTGTTAAGAACCATCCATTGAACATCATACCCCAATTCTGAAAGCGTTTGAATGATGACTCTGAAAGTTTCCCCTTTTTGGTGATTGAGTAACCCTTTGACATTTTCGAGGAATACAATCTTAGGTCTTTTAACTTCAAGTATTCTTGCAATCTCAAAAAACATCGTGCCTCTGGTATCTTTGAAACCTCTCCGTTTTCCAGCGATTGAGAATGCTTGACAAGGAAATCCTCCACAGAGCATATCAAAGTCTGGTAATTCTTCTGGCTTAATTTTTGTTGCGTCTCCATAGTTTTTGTGTTTGAAGTGTCTTTCGTAAGTTTGGATTGCGTATTTGTCAATCTCTGAGTATCCGACACATTCTGCGTTTGGTAATGCTTGTTGTATTCCATATTCAAATCCACCGATTCCTGTAAATATACTGAAGTATCTCATTTTTCATCTCTGCGAGGGGGCAAGTTTATTTCGTTTAATATTGTTGTTTAGGATAGTTTCTGCGAAGCAGAAATTAGGATGGAGAAAATCTTTGATTTTCGGAACTCCTAAATTGATATTCCCAGAAGTTTTAATTTTCACGATAGTTTCCCCCTCTTTTTAAGAAAATCAAAAAAGTCTTGAAAGTTGAGAAACTTCTTAACTTCATCTTGAACAATTATATTACACTTCTCAAAGACGAAATAAAAATTGTTATTCATTAACTCAACACCATACATAAATTCAACAGAAGTCATAGTTCCTTCTTTAAACCATTCGTAATAAAAGTTGGAAACTCCTAATGCTTTTCCATCAACATATTCTTCACACCTATCATAAAAAGAATTGTTGTGGAGTAATTTTAATTTTTGTCCAGCTTTTTTTTCAATAAGTGGAACTATGTTTAACAATTTTTTATTCATTCTCTTCAACTTTCTTATTTGTGCTATTTTTTGATTTTCTTCCATTTTATAACGCTGGGAGTGAAAATTTAAATTTGTTCTTCCTGCTTGAAAATTTAAATTTGTTCTTCCTGCTGGGAATATAGGTTAAACGAACTTTCCATTGGAAATAATGGTCTGGAAAAACATCTGTTTTATCGTTGGTATAATACCCCTTCATTTCCTGTGGAATTATATTGCTACTTTTCATTCTCCTTTTTCCTCCAATTCTTTTATTTTCCATTCAGGATTATCTTCCAACTCTTGTTCTATAAACATCCAACACCACTCATCAACTATTTTTTTACCTTTTTCTCTTAAAAAATTATCAAAATCATCATCTATCCTATTTTCTGTTTGTCTAAGTATTTCATCTGGAATTTTATCAATATCAATCCTTTTTTCTTCACACCAGTTTTCAATCATTATTTCTATGTTAACCATTTTCTTTTTCCTCCAATTTTCTTTTAAATTCTTCAACATCTAATTCTCCATATTTTGGAGATTTCCCACAATTTCTACATTTTCCATTATCAAAAGTGATACAATTACATTCACAAGTCCAAGAAGCCAATTCATTAACCAAATCCAAAATCCTCTCTCGTTCTGCTTTTTTTGTTTCTTCTATTGCTTTATCTATCATAACTTCTAATCTTCTGAAAGCTCCATTAGGAATATAAACTCTATTAATGTTTTTTTCTTGCATCATTCTTATTTGTTCTTTTATTTTATCTTTCATCTTCATTAAAAATCATTTACTTCTCCAATTACATAACATTTTTTTACTCTGACCTTTCCCTCTTGTATTGTTATAACATCTTTCCATTTTACTTGACAGGCTATTATAGTATCTCCTTGTTCCCAATATAGTGGATTAGATAGATGTATTCCTTTTGAACAAGATTTGTTGGACATATCTGGATTTTTAACTTCAACTATTTTTCCATCTTTATATATAAAATTTTTTATTTTTCCATCTTTATATATAAAATTTTTATCATAACCACTTGAATATTTTCCCTCGCTGACTTTATTCACTCTTTTATATAAAATAAATTCATCAGTAGGATAAAAACCTATTTGTGCCATAAAACTATATTTTCCTTCTAAAGGTTTTGTAATAAATCCTGTTGTTATTTTTTGCTGTTCTTTTATTGTTGCATTTCCAAACAACTCAGCATCTCCATACACCCTAGCATCTCCACACACCTTAGCATCTCCACACACCCTAGCATCTCCACACACCTTAGCCTTTTCATACACCCTAGCCTTTTCATACACCCAGGCATCTCCATACACCCTAGCATCTCCACACACCTTAGCATCTCCACACACCCTAGCATCTCCACACACCTCAGCATCTCCATACACCTCAGCATCTCCATACACCTCAGCATACCCATACACCTCAGCATCTCCACACACCTCAGCATCTCCATACACCTCAGCATACCCATACACCTTAGCATCTCCATACACCCAGGCATTTCTATAATGAGATAAATTTTCTTCTTTTTCAATAAATCCCCCCAATTCTCCTTTTTCTATAATTCCAAAATTTCTAATTGCCTCTATTCTATATAATGTTCTCCCAAAAACTTCTTTTTTCTCATTTGTTAATTTATACTTTTTGTCTTTCATTCTTCTTTTTCCTCCAATATTTTATATCCACAGATTCTTATGTCATCTCCTTTTTCTTTTCCTTTATCACAATCATCTTCTTTTTCCTCCAATTCTTCATTTGTTATATTAAAAAAATACATAATCCATTTCATTATCTCTCCATTTTCCTGCTCCATATAATAAGGGTCTTCATCAAATTTATAAATCCACTTCACAGCTTCGGCTTTCAAATCATTCTTAACACTGTCATTATATTCCTTTGCTATATGGTTATCATGGTCATCAAAAAATTCAATATCTTTTAATGTTTTAAGTTCTTTCATTTTTCCTTTATCTCTTTAAGTGTTTTCATTTTAAATTATTGTGTGCGAGGAAGTAGCACAAAAACAATAAAACAAGCTCTGGTATTAGAATTATTGCTCTCAAAGTATTTACTTCCTGCACACTCCCTTTGAGTATTATCTCTTTTCATTCTTCTTTTTCCTCCAATTCTTTTTTTAATAATTCTACAGAACTTATAATTAGTCCTTGAAAATCCCCGTGTTCAAACTCGTGTCGTTCTATCAATCTTAAAAATCTCTCTCTTTCTGCTTTTTTTGTTTCCTCGTGTTGTTTTAATCTTCCTTGAAAGTGTGTATATTCCAAAAGTTCAGCATTCTCACTAAAGACGTCAAAATCATAATCTTCTACATGTTTAAGTAAATCTAAACCTTTCTCTAACTTTTCTTTGATTTTATCTTTCATTTTGATTACATAAATAAAGATATTTTACTTCTTTTTCAGAGATTGCTCTACTAGTAAAATCTTCGTCAGGTTTATATTCTTGAAATGTCTTACAAAGTTCATTAATAATCTCTTGTTTTTTCTCTAATTTATTTTCTAAATCTGTTTTTTTATTGTCTTGTATACCTAAAACAAGTATAGATGTAAGTAATAAGATAATTGATAATGTTACTGTTATAATGCTTATTATATGGTTTATTATTGCTTCATTCATTTTGTTTTTTATTCTGTTTTTTTATCTCTTTATCTGTTTCATTCTTCTTTTCCCTCTAGTTTTTTTAGCTTTCATTCAACAACCCCTAACAAATAATAAACCTCATTAGCAAATAAATTGGGTCTTAATTTAGTTAAATACTCTGAAAATATTCCCAACCTATCTGATAAAAAAGGGATATAAAAAGAATTGACTAATTTTGTGTCGGAAAAAAATAAATCAATAAATTTTTTAATTGTTGGAATTGTAAAACTAGGTTTATGTCCAAAGGGATTATAACCTGTACCTATAAAAGTATCTTTCATAGGAAAACCCAAAAAATGATATAATCTGAATTTTATTAAATATTCATTAGGCAAACCAATTAAAATATATTTCTTTGAAACTCTTTTTGCTTCATCTATTAGTTCTTGAGGATAGACCAAATGTTCTAATATTTGATTCATCACAACCAAATCAAAAGAATTATCTTTGAAAGGAAGTTTTTGATTTAAATTAAGGTCTTGTTTTATATCTGCATCGAACACAGCATCAAGTGTAGTTGTTTTATAGTTCTTATTAAAAATATTTCCTGCACTACCAACATCCAAAACACTTTCAACATCTTTAGGGATAAAATTCATTATTTTTTTCTCTCTATATCTCATTCTTCTTTTTCCTCCAATTCTTCTTCTATAAATTGTCTAAAAGGGTCGTAGTATATTATCTTTTTCCCTTCTTCATCAATTTTTTCATATACTTTTGTTTTCATTCAAACTCACTCTCTCTTAATTCACCAAATTCATCTAAACTTCTACATAATTTAATTTCTGCAATATAACCAAAAAACCCTTTATCATTATACTCCTTTTCAAGTTCTTTAAACTCTTTTTCTGCTTCATCATAAGTGTTAAACCAATATTCTAAATGGTCATAATCTCCAATTTCAGAATAGATTAAAACAAATCCTTTAGTTTTATAATTACTTTTCATTCTTCTTTTTCTCCCAATTTTTTTATTAATTCTTCTTCCCAAACATCATTAAATTCATCACCACTTAATGTTTGAGGAGTATTATCTGCTCTGAACTTATCATTAAGCCTTCTTGCTATCTCCCTAATCCTCTCTCGTTCTGCTTTTTTTGTTTCTTCGTGTTGTTCTAATTGTTTTGTTTTAATCACCCTCTTGTAATCAATATCTCCTTTTTTTCCATCACATTTTATTGCTCTTTGACAAAATCCCTCTCTATTTGAAGCACAACCAACTTCATCACAAACCATAATCATTTTTATTGGTTTAATTTCTTCAATCTCTTTCTCTAACTTTTCTTTGATTTTATCTTTCATTTTTTTAAATCTAAACTTAATATCTTTTATTTCTCTCTCGCTCAAATATCTTTTATTTCTCTCTCGCTCAGTTCTTATCGCCTTAACTTTATTTGAAGTTATTATTTTTATTCCAATTAATTTTTCTGCAAGAATTTTAGTCCATTCTTCAAATGTTTTTATTTCTCCCTCATATTCTTTCTTCATTTGACTTACAATGCTTTCTTCACTCATTCTTCTTTTTCTCCTTCTAAATCTTCTTTTGTGATATTAAAGAAGTTTTTAATCCAACTAACTAATTCCATCTTCTTTTGGAATTCATAACATCTTATCTGCTGTTCTCCCTGGTGGTAGGGAATTACATTATTATTTGCGATTTCTTTTGCATCTTCTTCTAATACCTTTATCCACCTAATCGCTTCTTGTTTTAAATCATAAAATGAAGCATAACTATCTTTATCTCCTTCTTTTATTACATCTTCTTTAGTTCTCCCATATCCAGAATATTCTTCTATTTCATCAATATTCAGGATCTGATGGTCGTCTTCTATTCTTTTCAAATCTTTAAGGGTTTTAAGTTTACTCATTTTCTTTTCATCTCCTGGTTTCTTTTAGCGTGTTCTTTTTTGTGTGCTTCGAATTTAATTTTTAGAGTTTTGACATTATCCTCTAAGAATTCTTCCCCACAATCAAGACAAACTATCTTCATTACCATATAAATAAATAGTATGGTTATTTATAAACATTTCTAACTATAATTTAGTGACTACAATAATTTATAAAAAGGGAAGAATATTCTTTTAAATGAATCAACTTATGGGAACTAAGACATTACGATGAGGCTGGTTTTTCGTTCGGAGTTTCATTTTTGGGTTGGTCTGAATAAGGCCAACCACCTCCCAATATAACTAAGTAGTGGTTACAAAGATTTATAAGGAACTCTAACTATAATTTATTATGGTTAAAAGAACACAGCATAAGTGGAGAAGAATGACCTGTTTAGAATGTGGAAAAAGTTTGGGATTAAATAATGTCAGTGGTTATTGTAGTGATTGTTTACCTAAAATAAGAAGTAGAAGAAACAGGCTTAAACGAAATAATTTAAAAAGATGTTATGATTGTGGGATAAAGGTTAACCCAATTGTTACTTATCCTGATGGAGAAAATAACCCAAAGGTAAAAAAGATTAACTACCCTCGAAGATGTTATAAATGCAGAGAAAAGAGAAATAATAAAAATGAAATGTGAATTATGTAAAAAAGAAGTAGTAGGAATTATTAGAACCCATAATGTTTGTAGCAAACATTTTGATGAGTTAAAAGAAGATAATTCGAAAAGATTCAGAAAAGGAATATCAATAACTAAATCAACTAAAAAACTTAAACAATCACCAAAAGATACAAAAAATGGTTTAAAAGAAGACTTTGGTGTAAAAATGAAAGGGGGTGATTGAAATGGAAGACAAAGCACATAATATAAAAAAGACAGGAAAATCTCAATACGGACATTATCTTTTAACAGATGAAGGAAACTTTATTGGAACAACAGAGGCAGTAAGTAATTTCCTTAAGGATAAGGTTCCTTGTTCAGTTAATATAACTGAACACGAGGGAGAAGGGAAATCTTACAAAGCTACTAAAGTAAAAGTTCTTTCCAGTGGAAATAAGGAGGTTCCTTCTTCGCAAAATTCTCAAACACCTGCTGTTCAAACACAACCAGCAAACGCCTTTAAAGATGAAAGACAAGAATCAATCATCAAACAAAGTTGTGTAGCAAGAGCAATAGAGTGGTTGAAAGCACATAATGAGTCGTTTGAAGAGAAGATGCCTTTAACTCAGCAGAACATACAACAATTTGCACAGATGGTTAAAGCTATTTTAGATAATCCTAATTGGTAACTAATTAGTTACTAATTAGTAACTTTATTTTTATATTCTTTTTTGTATGACATTCCGAACAGAGTGTCTGACATTCGTTTATTTTATAATAACAAGATTTTCCATATCTTTTAAATTTATTCTTTTCTATGTGGTCAATAGTTAATTTAGTATTTTTTCCACATTCTACACAAGAGAAGTTATCTCTTTCAAGGATTTTAAGTATCCTCCTTGCTCTGAGAATAGAATCTTTAATCTTCCCACTTGGTTTTCTTTCAAAACTATTTGCTTTCTCCTTTAATTTTTCAATATCCAGTGTTTTCATCTTTTTGCACCTTTTTAGCACATTTTTTTTACCTTATTTTTTTTGCACATTTTTTTTGGAACATTTTTTTGCACATTTTAAGATAGGTTCATTATCTTTCTTGCTATCATATTGAGGCAAATAAGGGATATTAACTTTTTCATAACTCCTATTAAAGAAAATAACCTCTCCTTTAGACAGATTTAACTTGGTAGAACCCAACTCATTTCCTTTATAACTTAAACAAATCTGTTTCAGACGGCTACCATTAATGAAATCTCCAAGAGTTGATTTACCAAAAAACACTGCATCAAGTTTATTGCTTATAAACTTCCTAAAGTTTTCAGGCAATCCACAAAGAACTAATATGTTGTTATTGTGATTAATCAACCTAATAGTTCTTTCTATTAATTTGGCTTTCTTCCTATCTTCCAAATCAAAAAGAGAAAAAAATTCATCTATAAAGACTACTGAATTACGAATCTCCTCAAGTTCCTCAATAGAGTATATTTTATTATCATTTATATTAAACCTAAGACCATAAGTAAAAAGGTCAAAATCATAGTATTTCCTTAGTTTTGAAATTAGGTAATAGATTAGATTAGACTTCCCACTATTAACATCCGAGCATATTCCTATTATCTTTGGCTTATCAAATAATTTACTGATTTTCATTCTTGTTTTGGGTTTTATTTAATTCTATTATTAGATTAATATTCCTTTCAAGTTGTTCTTTTATAGCAGAAATAAGATTTTTTAGAGATTCTTTATCAGGCTCAGGAACCATATTTATAAAAAAATTACTAAAATCCTCAACACCCTTCAAATAGAATTGTTTATGTGTTTTATTTATCTCCATCTAATCTATCCTCTCCCAATTTAGTTAATTTCCAAAACATACTATTTTTTAGAGTGTAAGGACACTTATCTTTATGACTAAATGTTACAAACTTCTTCTGATTTCTTAGTTCGTATATTCTTGGAGTAACTTGATTAATACCCAAAAAAAGTTTCTTTGCAATCATCTTATTGTTAGCGGGTTGTATCTCTCTTAATGCTCTAAGCACTTCTATCTGTCTTGTTTCCTTATCAAGTTCTCTAAATGCTTCTCTACTTGTTTCACTTACCATTTAATTTCTCCCAATCTTTTCTAAGATTTTCTTTCATATCTATGTCTTGAATACTATCAAATATTTCTTGTATTGCTTCATTTAGTTCGTTCATTTTCAAGTTTCCTAAGTCTTGCAGATAGAGATAACTCAACCTTAGACATACTATTTAATGCTTTAATTAAATTCCATACCTGTTGTTCAAGTATCTCAACTCTTTGTTCTATTTCTCTCATTTGTATTTCAACTCAAGCCCCTCTTCAAAACCAAGAAGTTCTTTAAGTTTCTTTACTTCCTCAATCCTCCTAATTAAAAGATATGCAGTAAGTATCCAAATTATTATGAATGCCCACATACAAACCCTATAATCTATCATTTTTCTTCCTCAAATTGTTTTAGTATATTTATTGCATTCTGAAGTTTTTGTTTAAATTCTTCAGGTTTATTTGCATCTCCATACACTTTAACACTTTTCCCTGTTGTCAATCTCCATTCAATAGAGTCAGGGTTTTCTGTCTTATTGATTACTTCTTCCATCAGACAATTCCTCCTTAATTTTATTTAAACGAAAATCAGTATAACTAATTTGAGGTGTTTCCTTCATACAAAGGTCTGTATATTCTTTCTTCCATCCCTCTTCTTTCAATTTGAATAGATATTCAGAATATTTTAGATTACTTTCTATAAGGAAATCAACAAATTGGCTATCTGACACCTTTTTTTCACTTCGTAAGAAATCCTTAAACTTCTCAAATTTCTCTTTCACTTCTGGCATAACTGCGATTGTTGTATATTTCATTTCAAATATCCTTCCACTTCTCTCTTTAGTTCATTTATTTGATATAATAGTGATTTTTTGTGTTTAGATTTCTTTAAGACATCTTGTTTTTTTCTTAGACGAGATGACATAGAACGAAGTGTTTTTGTTGCAGTAAGAATATATTTATCATCTTTTCTGATTATCTTTTTTCCCAAAAGAAAATCTTTTAGTTCATTAACACCCATCTCCGCACTTTCAGAAATCCTTATCTCTTTATTTAGATATTTTTGAACCATACGATTTTGCCATTGGGGTTCTTTTAAGAAACTAAATCTATAAATAAGACAACATACCGCTGTGTCTGTGATTTTCCCTTCTTCTATCAATCTTTCAGACATACCTGAAATGTATTGGTAAGAAAAGATATATCTAATTTGCATAGAATTTAGATTAAGGTCTTTCTCCCATTCTAAAGAACGAGGAGCATATCTTCGGTTTTCCTGTTTCCTAATCTCAACAATCTTACTTAATATTTTATACATCTCTCCTATCCTGTTTGAAGTAAATTTCTTAAATTCTTTCTTCAACTCCTCAATCCTTTGATTGATAATTTTCTTATCTTCAAGTTTTTGTCTTGTGTGTGTTTTTTTCATTTTCCTATAAACTCCCTTTCTATTTGTTTTAATTCTTCTTCAACTTCTTGTTCTACTTTCTTGTCACGAAGTTCCACATCTATTAATTCAAATTCATCCATTTTACCAAATAGGGTCTGTTATCTCTTCCTCACAAAAGGTATAAAAATCTTCAACCATAGCTTCATCAAAGTCTTTATCTTCCAAGACAGCTTCTTTAAGGTATCTTCTATACCTCCCCCTTAAATCATTTAGTTCATTATCAACCCACTCCTCATAACAGGCGGGTTCTCCTTCCGAGTGATTTTTATACCACTCTTCAAGATATAAGTTATATAACTCTTCAAATTCTCTATCCATTTTTTTAAATCCTTTTATTTTAAATCAATTCTTATCTTGATTTCAACCATTTTATCATCTCTACCTTCGCTTATCTCAAAAAAATCAATAGGATGTTTTTTAATTAAATCCTGTGCTTTCTTTAAGGTTCTTTTTAGTGGTTCTTTATCCATTTGCATATCCCTCCAATTTAACCCCCCCAGCAAGACTCTTTAAATCTTTCAATTTACTTTCAAATTCCTCTCTCATAAGGTCAAAATCAAATACGATATTATCTTCTTCATCTAATACCCAATACACATTAACTTTAATATTTTTGGGTATAATCTCATTCGGTTTCATTTCCTATCTCATTCACATTTACATCAAATCGGTCAAACCCACCAAATTCTTTTATGGCTTTCTCCTCTGCTTCCTCTGGACTTTTAGCTTCCACATCAATTATATGGTGACCTACAAATTCTACTTCATATTCCATTTTATAAATACAACTTATCAAGCAAGTCCTTAACTATATGAGAATAGTCAAGTATCTCACCAACATCAAATTTATTTCTCGTTTCTTCAAGCAAACCAATTAAAAAATTCCTTTCCTCTCCTGTCAGGTTAATATTCTCTTGAGTTTCCTTAAAACAATTATCACACTCACAAAAAAGGTCATCAATCTGTGCTTTCGTCATTTTTCTCCCCTTTCAAAAAATTTATTGCTTCATCACCACATTCAAAAAGCAATTCATCACATTCTGGACAAAAGTATTTTTCTTCCTCCCAATCCTGAATAGCTGGTTCTTCCTCATATTCCTCAAATCCATACTCATCAATACTTAGAGTTCCATCGTGGTGTTTTACAAAACTAACTAATAAATAGTTAATATCTTTCTTACATTTCAGACATTTCATTTTCAATAATCCTCCTCTAAAACAATCTCAAATTTAATAATTCCATCTAAGGAATTTAAATCATCCATAAGTTCAGATTGACTACCTTCATAAACTATATCTACATTAAATATCTTTTTCATTTTCTATCTCCTTGTTACAATCACAACAAATTATACTTACATCATCTGGAAAATCACTCTCCATCTCATCAATCCAATACTTTCCATCATCAAAATAAGCAATATCTGTTTTAGTTATAATCGCCTTTAATTTAGTTCCCTTACAATAAGGGCATTCTTCTATATCAAAATACATTTCTGCTATATGTCCCATTTTAAACCTCCACAAGTAAGTTATCTGCTTCTTCCTCTGTATAACCTTCTTCATCTATCCAAAAGTTATATTCATTACTTATATCTTCGTCAGTAACTTCTCTAAAGTGTGCTTTCCCGTCTTCGTTCTCACTAAAACATCTACTACATACATCATTTTCATAGAAGTTAAAGCTACCACAATCCTCACAGACCCTAAAATCTGACATCTTCATAGATATACTACTTAATTCTACTTCCATTTTAAGCAATAGTTACAGACAAATTAGGCATAATAGACATTTCTGCCTTTAAATTGTCAGAGTTTCCTCTATATTTAATTTTATCTTCAGTAAGTAACTTACCTATTTTTCTGCTGTATGCAGGTTCTCGTCGTTTTTTTTGTTTCATTTTAAATCCTCCTAATTTAATATGATATATTAAATACATACTCATTTATATATTTATCTCACCACTGATTAGTTACAATTTTATAGAGTTATAGTTTTCTCTCCTTCTTTTTCTTATTGTATTCTCTCTGATAACACTCTCTACATAAGCCACTTTTAACCTGATCTGAGAGAATCTTTTTACATTCTCCACAAAGTTTTGGTTCAGGAAAATGTTTTGATATTTTTCCTTCTATTTCCCCTTCAATCTCCTTATGAAATTCCCTTAATTTCTTATGGTAACACCAATAGCACAGAAATTCCCCCCTAAATCTCCAACTCCTACGAACTAACCTATTACAATTATTACAGCTCTTTAAACTAAATTCTTTTTGCATTCCCATTTGTATTCCCTATAATAAAAACATTCCCTGTCTTTAAAACAATTAGAATAATCCTTAATACAATAAGGTGTCACTCTAACCATTTCATTATTTAATTTCCTGACTATTTTAGTCAATCCCTTAATTTTTTCTTCTAATTCCATCTATTCTTATAACCTTATATTACTTAAAGTTTTGTAATCACTTCTTCGTTACTTTAATCTTTAAACTTATTAACCTTTAAATCCCATACAATACGATAACCCCCTTCATCATCTAAAATCCCACTCGTATTTCCTTCTGTTATAAGTCTTGCTATCTCTTGTTGGTCTATCTCGTTCAATTCCATTTTTTTAAACTCCTTGTTTAATTCTATCCTTGTTTTATGTCTTAGGATAAAAGACAAAATAAAAAAAATAAAAAAAATAAAAAAAATAAAAAAAATAAAAATTAATAACTCCCAATTATAAAGCCCTCGTTCAAATCGTCTGAAAACTTTATAAGTGTTGTTTTCTCGTTTATTTCTTCTTCTAACCTGCTGTAAAGGTCTTTTAAGAGGTTTTCTTTTTTTGTTTTCTCTTCAAAAGTATCTTTAAGGTTTTCAATTTCTTTTTTAAGGACCTCGTGTTGGTTTCCATAATCCCTTAAATACTCTTTAATGTCTTTATATTCTGAAAAATCACAACATAAAGCAATTACATCAAGCTGTATATTTTCGTCTGTGTCTTCACTTAAATCATCAAGATAATTAAATAAATATCTTAAACCCTTATAAGTAAAGTTTCCACCCTTCTCATCTGTTTCAACCCTTTTAAAATCCTCAAAACGACTTATAAAAAGACTTTCGTCTATTTCCTCATATATCATTCTCACTTAAACCCCCTTTCATTTCTCTTAAAATATCAAATATAAACCCTTTAACATTACAAGCAACTTCAGAATAGTTTTTATTATATCTCAAATCTTCAATATCAATTATTAAATCATCTATTTTAGTCATTAATGCTTCTGTATCATTTATTATTTTATAACTCATTTTAAACCCTCCTCATAAAGGACTACATACTCTTTTTTATTTATATCAAATCTACTTAATACCTCTATCCTTTTAAAAGAATACAAAAAATTTAAATAATCATTATAAGATTTAAACCTTTTTTCAATCATCATTTTAAACACTCCTTATTAACATATTTAAACCTTAAACCATTCCTATAATAAACTATAAGCACATAGTTCATTTTAAGATCAAACTCTATTTCTGAATTAATCATTTTATTTATTATCTGTTCTTGTTTCATATTATATTAAAGCACCACTACTATTTAAATATTTGTAACTACATACGAGTTTAAATAAAATTATAACATTATAATAATATAATCCTATAACATTATAACTTTTAATTTTATCAATATTTTTTAAAATAACATTAACCATTTTATAAACAAATACCATAAACTCATATGATCTTAAATCCATATTTAAATTTAATTCTATAAAGATAAATCTTACTATAAACATCTTTCTTATTAATATTAAGAAGATAAAAACCTAAAGGATAAAAAATAAAACCCAAACCATTGGGAATAATTCCAATAAATAAACAACATAACCCACTATAAAACTTAAATAAACTCCTTTTATAATAAACATTAACTTGATTAAATAAATTAAGCCTTCTTGAGTAATCATCATAAGAAATAAAATTCTTCTCTTTTTGTTCTTTATTCTTTTGTTGTTTTAGTTTTTTCAATCTCATTTTATTATATTTTTTTTTATTTGAATATTTATTTTTCTTATTTTTGTGTTGCTCGGGGTGGAGTTATAAAAACCCTCTTTTTTTTCTTTACAAAGGCAAACTCATATGTATTTATTTATTACCTATACCTTTATTTCTTGTGGAGATTATTTTTTTTATAAGGCAATCTCATATGTATTTAGAGTTTTTACCTGTGGGCAAATTGACTTTTTACATATACCTTTATTTCCAGTGGAAAATATAAAACCCACAATAACCTTATGGTCTTTACTCTGTGGGTTTTTTGAAATGAAATTTATTTTTATTCCAGCTGTGTTATAAACTTATAATATTATAAAGTTATAATGTTATAACCTTATAGTTTTATAAGTTCTGTTTTTACTAATGAAAACTTATTTATAAATGTTCCTATACACTTGTAAGTAGTAAAAAGAAGGTTCATTTTGTCACTACTCTCTTATGAAAAATAATGGTTAGTGTTACCTTCTCCGCAAACACACCAAAATCAGGATTTAAATACATATGATACTACTAGGGAGTTTAGAGAAAAGTATTTAAATGAGTATGTATAGTGAATATTATGGCTAAAGGACCTTGGAAAAAAAACAAACCTAAGAAACTAAAAGGAATTGATGGTAAGTATGGTTACTTATTGGACCGTAAGGTTGTTAGAGATTCTAGAGGTATGGGGGTTATTAATTTACCTAGTATATTTGCGGGTAAACGTATACAGTTTATACTAATTGATTATGATGAGGAAGTTGAGATGCTTAATCAGGATATTGAGGAGGTTAATGTGTTTAAATGAGTAAGGAAATAAATTTGAGAATCCAGAACTAACAGGTAAAGAATATAATGGGGAAGAAAATGAAAAGAAAAACACCTAAAGAATCAATTAATGAAGGGTACTACCTTGAACTTATATTAAATGTTAATTTGAAAAAGAAAAACAATAAAAGGAAGGTTTGTGAAATTGGCACCAAAATAAAAAATGAGAGTATTTCTAAAACTGTTATTGATTTCGCTTTTGAAGACCTTGCTCTTGATGTTTGGGATAGATTAACTGCCGATAAGTATCCTGAATATTCGAAACATAATCAAAATAAAAAATAAACCTGAAGAATTTAAAAAAATGGTAGATAAAGTTAAACAAGGAAAAAAAAATAAACGCTCTGGAGCAGACTTTGAAAGAAGAGTTAGAGAAAACCTTGAGTTAAAAGGTTGGATAGTTAGCCGTTGGGGTAATAATGTGGAATTTATAAAACAGAAAGAAAAAGACCTAACAGGATATGAACATCAAGTTTATGATATAACAGGTAAAGAAGTGAAAATAGGAAAACTCGTTCCAGCTAAACCAGGAAGGTTTAGAATGATGCAAACAGGGTTTCCAGATTTTATCGCTTATATATTACAAAAAAAGGTACTAAAAAGTAAATTTGAAGAAGGAGAATATGGGGAACAATTAGTATATAAGCATTATGAAATAATATTCGTAGAATGTAAAACGAATGGATACTTAGATAAAGAAGAAAAAGAAAAAGCCCTATTTTACTTAAACAATAATTACTGCTCCAAATTCTTAATAGCATCTAAATTTAAGGAAAAAGGAAAAATAAAAGTTTCATATAAAGAAGTATAATAACATTTATAAAATGGAAAACCCTTTAATTTTTATGGATAGGGAAAAGACTTGCCTAAATAGATTTCTAAATTACTGTAAGGGTTGTACTAAAGATTACTCAGATAATCACCCAAACAATTATGATTGTCCTTATTATAAAGAATTTCACTATGATATGTTTGAGGTTTATGATGAATCAAAACTTGAAGAACTTGGAAGAGAAGCTAAAGGCTTTCCACAAAAGAAGGATTAAAAAGCATCAGGAGAAAATGAAAAGAAAACAAGAAGAAAAACACAAAGTAATTGGATTAGATTTAGATGGGGTAGTGTATGATTTTGAAACCCCTTTCTCAGAGTGGTTGAAAATGAATAATGGTTCTGATTTAGTAAGACCAGACAAATACAATCTTGAAGAAAGGTATGACCTTATTGATTCAAAAGAAGAAAGTAAGAGCCTCCTTTGTAGATTTGCACAACATAGACCTTTTTTATGGATACCTGAATACGAAGAATCAATTAACCTAATTAAAAAATTAAGCCGTTCTAATCAAATATATTATATAACAGACCGAAATTGGCACAAACAAAATGCTGAAGACACTTTCCTAAGACTCAAAGATGATGGATTACTTGATAGAAACCAATGTATAATATTTTCAGGGAATAAAGGAGATGAAGCAAGAAAGAGAAAATTAGATTATTTAGTTGAAGATAATCTCGAAAATGTGATTGACACTATGGGAAAGAGTCTATCAACACAACCAATCCTTATGGACCGCGATTACAATAGAAAAAACAGACCCTCAAGTGTTCCAACAGTTAAAAATTGGAGAGAGTTATTTAACTATCTCGTGGATGAAATATGGCTAAACGATTAAAATTAAATAAATTAGAAAATAGAGTGGTTGAATTCAAACCAAAGAAAGATGAAAAAGGAAGATATATAGACTATTGTGACTTTGGATTCCATCAAGGAGTTCCAACAAGTCCAGAACATTGTCTTGAAAAAGGATGCAATCACTATAAAAGACTTTACATACCAAAATGAAAAAAGAAAAAAATAACAGAAAAACAAAAACATTTCCTTTTAACCGGAAGTTATTTAAGTCATTGGGGGAGTTATGCTCATACAAGTGGATTAGAACCAGCAAGAAAAGGTAGTCCAAAAGTAAAACTATCTGGTCTTGAAAGAAGGATTAGAGTGAGTTTATAAACATTTATAAATCTGTAAAATTCTATTGAATTATGGAAAAAGGATTATATAAAACAGAAGAAGATATTTTGGGAGATATGTCTTATGTTCAATTTCTTTTAAGGTGTAAGGTAGACTTCAAATTCTTTTGTGAAAGGCTTCTAGAAATTAATGAATTTGGAGGGATACACAAATACCAGATGGATTGGTTCTATACTATACAAAATAATAAAGCGAGTGTAATAGAATCAGCAGCAGGTTTTTCAAAGACAGAAATTGTGGGAGTAGCTTACACATTATATTATATTCTTAATCATCCTGGAGCAAAAGTTCTATTGGTTTCTAAAGCAATGAAACAGGCGGAAACAAATCTTCTTGAAAGAATCAAACACTATATTCACCTAAATGAATTAACAAAAAAATTATTTAAACCAGAAAAGGAGACTGTTTGGAATAAAACCCAAATTAAGTTAGTAGACAATTCTCTTGTAACAAATGTTCCTTATAATATTAATATTCGTTCATATCGTGCAGACCTAATTATTTGTGATGAAGCAGATACATACGAAAACCCAGATTTATATTTTTCTGAAGTGACTAGCCGTATAATCCCAGGAGGTAAGATTTGTTTAATAAGTACCACAAAAGGAACCACCCTTCTTATTGGTCAACTTAAGGCTAGGAAACCACAAGGATATGCCTTCCTTCTAACACCTGCACTTATTAATGAAGATGGTACTAGGGCGGAGCCTCCTTATGACGAGAACAAGGTTTATTCTAATTGGCCCGAACGTTTTAGTGTAGAATATTTGCTTAGAGAAAGACAAGCAATGGGGGATGCTGCATTCGAATTAACTTATCAATGTAATATAATCGAGGGGGAGGATGCTATATTCTCAGTTAATATTATAGCAAAAGGATTTGATGAATCCCTTAAATTTGATTACTCAGTTAGACCTGAAGCACAGTATTTTATCGCCGGAGACTTTGCTGTTAGTAAAGGGCCAAAAGCAGATTATGACTGTTTCCTTGTATTAGAAAAATTAGATGACATCTTAACTATTAAACATATAGAGATTTGGAAAGGGAAACCTGTTCCATTTAAAAGAGATAGACTCCTTGAATTGTATAATACTTTTCAGAATGGGAGAACTGTTAAATTAGTATTAGACCCAAACAATGTGGGTACCGAAGTGGCTAGACAACTTAGAGCAAACGGATGTACAACAATTTTTCAGAAATTTGACCATCAATCTAGAAAGGGACTTCTTATAACCCTTTCTAATGTTTTTGAGAGCGAATCAATTAGAATACCAAGACATCCGAGAGATGCAAAAGCATTAGAACTTACCGATACTATGGTAGAACAAGCGATTGGGTTTATGAGAAAGAAATCTGAAAGTGACAATCAGGTATTTTTATCCACCGCACAACATGATGATATACTTATTACTCTCGCTATGGCTGTGAAACACGCAGTTAATATTAGAACCGCTACATCTATAGGAATGTCTCGGTAGTATAACAACTTTTATAAAGTTATAATTCTATTATTTTTTATGAAATTTAATGAAATTTGGAAAAAATTAAAGAAAAAATGGAAAAAATCCACTAATTTCTTAAAAAATATTAAAATTTTTAAATTAGATGAACAAGATAGGAAAGTTATTTTTAACATAATTGGGCAAGTTATTTTATTTGGAGGGATGTCTAGTTTAGCTATTTTTGTTATTTTCAGAAATCCTTTCACATGGTACTCTTTTGTAGGATACGGGTTTACAATATATCTTCTAGAAACTAAATTAGTTAAATGGATTAGGTCCATAAGGTTTAAATAATGGGATTTTTAAGTGATACATTAAAAGGGGTAAGTGCAGTTAATTTAGCTAGAGGTGAGGCAGCTGGAAGACCTATGGGAATCCCCTTAGGGGTTAAGGGAACCGATAGGGTAAAACGTGAGGAATTGGAAAGAGATTATCGTTTTGACCCAGTTACATTTAATACAATAAATAAACAACTCCAACTTATTCTTCGTGCAGGTTTTCAAATAAAAAGTAAAACAGCTAGATGGCAGAAATGGTGGGACCAATTCTTTGAAGACATCGGATTCGTTGGAGAAGAAGTAACAAAGGAAGAACTTATTGAATATATCTTACAAGACATGTTGATGTATGGGAATGCTTTCGTAGAATTAATTTATGATTCTAAAGATAAGAAAGTAGTTGATTTGAAACTAATTCCCGAAAAAAAGATGGATTATGCTCTAAATAATAATAAGGAAATCGCAGTGGATATGTATGGGAAACCTCTCGGATATGTTATGAACCTCCCTTTTGGATATTCTGCGGAGGGAAAAGGAGACCCTGTTCCCCAAGAATATAGGAGCAAAATATCCAAAGATTCTAATCAAATTTTCTTTTTACCTAAACGTATAGCTCATTTCAAATTGCATACTTATGGGGAACGTTTCTATGGAATAGGACTAATTGAACCGGCACACAAGTCTACTAATCGTAAAATGCTTTTAGAAGATGCAAGAACAAATGAAATATATACAAGAGGGGCTAACACAATTATCGCTACTGTAGGTAATGAAGACCACGAGCCAGGACCACAAGAAATCTCTGATGTATTAGACCAAGTCTCTAATTTCAAGCATAATCGTTATTTTAGTTTCCCTTACTGGGTTAAATTAGATACCCTACCTATTCAAGATAGCAAGGTTGTTGACGAGACCCTTTCTTATTTGAAACTAAATCAGACAGCTAGTTCAGGTATGCCTATGGCTATGGCTACTGGTGAGGGGGAAACAGCAAATAAGCAAACCCTTCAAACTATGCACATGACATTAGAATTAAGTCTTGAACAGATTGTTAAGAAATTTTCTAGTGCGTTCAGAAAATATGTTCTTAAAAGAATAGCAGAAACAAATAACATCCCTGAAGTAGCGTCTATTGATTTTGGAGACATAATCGCAGAAGAAAAGGATTCAAAGAATGAAAGATTAATGGCTGCAGTTAGAAATGGTGTTCTAGCACCCGATGAGGTTAGACCCTATATGTTGTCGGCAGAAGATATTGAAGAAAATGAAAAAGCATACAAAGCATTCAGAGGAACTGCAAAATCTAACCCAAAGAAATTGCCTTCAGCACCCTTTCCTCCTAACGAGGAGACAAAAAAACCTCAAGCTAAAGAAGAATAAGGGGATTTGTTATAATATTATAAAGTTATAAAACTATAACAAATTTTATAAAGGAGTGAAACTTAATTTTTTTATGCAAGAAATGACTTTAGCAAAGCAAGAATATGAAGTTGAACAAAACGAGTTGAAATTACCTGTAATTCTAAAAGGAAAAACATTATTAACCCCAGGAAAATGGAATGGATTAAACTTTACTGCTAATAGTATTAAAGAGGGTTTTGAATTAACAGATTGGAGCGATAAGAAAAATTATGCACTTATTTATGAACACGAAGAAAGAGCAACTAATTGGTTAGGGAATGTTCTTAATTTAGAGGTGACTGACAGCGGGGAACTTGTGGGAGATTTGGAAATTTGGGATAAAGACCTTGCATTGAAATTAGTAAAAGGTGGTGCTAAATTAGGTGTTTCTGCCAGAGTTCTTGGTGTAGAAGATGATGATGGAAATTTCAATATTAAAAAATTTGCTAACTTTTCTGTAGTCTATGACCCTGCATGTAAAAATGCTTATATCAACCTATCTGAAAAATTAAAAGAAGAAAAAACTATGAGAGTAAAACCAATGGAATTATCTGTAACAAGTTCTGGAGGAGTTTCAGGAGAATCAATTGGGGGAGAAACAAATGAGAAAAAATATTGGGAAAAAAAGAAGAAAAAGAAAAAAGAGGATATGGAAGATGAATCAGAATCAACAGAGATGAAAGGGGGTCAAGATTTAACAGAGAAGATGGAAGACGAGAAAAAAGATGAAGTTATAGAACAACCTTCTGAAGAGTCTAAAGAGGAACCCAAAGAAGAAACTGTTGAAAATTCTGAAGAGGAATCTAAGGAAGAAACAACAGAAGAATCAGGGAAAGAATCTGAAGACAAATCAGAAGAATTAAGTTCTAAATTAAATCTCGTTATAAAAGAACTCAAGTCTCTTGGAGAAAAAATAGCTAAACTTTCTGAATCTCAAGAGGAACCAAAAGAAGAGAAGAAGGAAGAAGAGTCTTCTGAAAATCTTTCTAAAAAGAAAGATGTGAAATCTATGTCTGTCGTAGATAACACAGTGAAGATTCCAAAAGGTTATTCAAAAGGAGATGCAGAGTTCGCCGAAATGCTGTTGAGTCAAGCGAAATTAAGATGAGTAATCAAAAATTTTTAGACTTGTCTAATGAGACTCAGGCATCAACTGTACAAGGTACAGCTATCTCAAGTGCATACACTAACCATCCAATTTTGTTCGCTAATGAAGTAATGGATGCTGCTCAGAAGAGATTCTACTTTGCTAATTTTGTAAATGTAGTTTATCTTCCAGAAGGTCATCACGATTATATCGTTAAGAAAAGGACAAAATACCTTGGTAGGGGTGGTGTAACTTTCGATACTGGGGAGGCTACAACTAGTGACATCTCCAATACAAGTCTTAGCACACTTACAGGGGTTCAATTAACACCAAGTGTAGTTACTGCTAGATTTACTGTTACAAATTATTCTATAAGAACTAATGCATTCAATGTAGTTCAGGAAGCTAAAGCTGAATTATCTGAAGCTATTGGTGATAGAATAGACTATGCTATTGCTCAAAAATTGGGTGATGCAACAAATTCTGGGGATACTACTCAAGGAGCATTGAACATATATGCTAATGATAGAGATGGTACTGATAATCTTGCTAGTGGTGATATACTTACTACTGACATGATTGCTAAGGCTGCTAGGTATCTTAAAGATAGCACAATGTATTATAACAGTTCGGGTACAATTACTAAAGCAACAAATTCCAAGAATCCTTGGTCTAATACACCTGACGACCCATTCGTACTTTTCATAGGTCCAGCTCAAGAGATGGCTATGAGACAAGACTCTCAGTTTACCAATGCTTCAGAGTATGGTAGTAACGAGGTAGTACAAAACGGGGAAATAGGTAAGTACCTTGGTATAAGGGTTATTGTAACTGATAATGTAGAAACTTTCGCTAGTAGTGCAGCTGCACCAGATGGAAACACTGCGGCTGTAGCAGGTACACTTTGTGTTCTTGCTAAACCGAAGAAAGCTTGTACATTATGTTGGGGACAAGAACCAGTAATAGATATGGCTCCTATCCAATGGAGAAAACAAGTATCTATTGTACTAGAGACAGCTTATGATACAGCAATTGTACATGATGATGCGGTAGTAAAAATCTACGTATCTAACGAGTAAATTATTTTTTAGCTTCCAATTTATTTTTTGGGAAGCATAAAACTATTGAATGTGGAAACCGTAAGGTTGACTCGGGGGATACCTCCGAGTAACATTTCAATTAAATTTTGAAGGAGAAAAAACTATGGGAAGATATGGTTTAAGAAGTGGTTATGGAAAGTTTCAGAACATACAAGCTGGAAGTGCGACAGTTACTTTGGACTCTAATGGAGACGGAACAAAGGCTGTAACTTTTAAAAGAAAGTTCAAAAACACACCAATTTGTTTACCTGTAGCTCAGACAAGCGATGATACAATTACTTGTAATGCTAGTCTTAGAAGCACATCGGGTTTTACGATACACTGTGATGGGGCTACTGTAACTGGAACAGATATAACTGTGGGTTATATGGCAATGGACGACCCGGCTACTGGGTTTGCATAACTAAACTTAGGTAAATAGAGAATGTATAAAGCTGAACTTAAAACGAAGTATAAAGACTTAGTAAGAGCAGGGAAATCCAATGAAGCTCAAAAAGTTCTAAACAGATTAAGAAAATTTGATAGTTCCTCTAATATGGAAGAATATTTCCATAAAACAAGAAATGAGGGATTAAAAGATAAGGTCTGGACTAAGAAGGAATTGGAAGGACACACTTTCGATGAATTGAGAGAGATTGGATACACTGTTGGAGCTAGAGGTAGGAGTAAAAAGGGCCTTATTAAAGACATTCTTGATATTCAGAGTGGTTCTAAAGAACCGGAGATAGAGTAAAATGGCAGTAACAACAACAAACTATGGAAGATATAGAAAACTTGTTAGTGATGCAGCTACAACAGATAATGTGATTTCTGAATTAGCCCAAGAATTGAGCGATAAGAATTTACATGCAATAAGCGTGATATATTTCGACCCTGCTACTAATAAAACAGCAGTTGTTGAAGCAGGGAGGTAAATATGGCTCTCACAACAGTTTCGGAAGTTAGAAGAATTAGCAATGTTACTTCTAGCGAAGTCTCTGATTCTATTATTTCTAATTTAATCTTAGAGGCAACTAAGGAGTTAATGAGAAAAATAAACACAAAGGTTACTAGAGAGAGAATTCTTTATATTGATAACACCAGAGAAAATAAGATTGATGGGGATAATACAACGTATTATATTAAAAAATGGTACGGAAACTATCTAGGAGATACTAATTTGGATGGTACTGTGGATACAGATGATATAACTGTTTATGCTGTTCACGACGATGGAACAGAAACAACTGCGACTGTGAGTTCTGTAACTTATAATGAAGGGAAATTTGTTTTATCTAGTGCGTATTCTTCTTCTTACAAATTATTTGTTTCTTACACCTATACTCCGATAGACCCCATGACACCAGATGCATTGCTAGGCTTAGCTGCATCATATTTAACTAGTGCCTATGCTTATCTTAAAAGAGATGCTGGAATTGATGGTTCAGTAAAATTTGGGAATGTAACAATATCTCAGAAACTTAGTGCAGGTTATGGAGAATATATGAAAAAATATAAGGATATTATGAAAGAGGTATTAGGATATTCAACATTAAAATCGAATTGGAGGGAGGCAAATGTCCAAATCTAATGGGGGCTGTACGTATGGTAAAGTGACAAGAAATATGGTGGAAAATCTCGTTAAGGAATTTGATGAATTCAAAAAAGAGATAAGGAAGTCATTTGAGGATTTGGAAAAAACTAATAGACAATTATACAATCATCTTTCAAATAGGTCGCTTCCTTCAGATAATAAATTAATTAAATTTATGATAGGAATTATTGGTGCTTTGATTGGTTTTTCGGGGGCATTAGTAATATCAATTATAATATAAAATGAAAAAAATAATAACCTTCCTAATTGCAAGTATAGTCTTAATAGGATTAATATCTTCAGCAGATTGGACTCCTTATGGTTATGATAATATAAATTTAAGAGACGGAGACCATAATCTTACAAATGTTAAATATGCACAGGGAACAACAAGTAATTATACAATTTATTATGGAAATGGAAGCCAATTGACTGGAATATCATCAGGAAATAACATAATAGATGATAATCTTTACAATGCAAGTGAATTAGAAGAACAAACAGATGGAAAATTAGGAATTTTAGATAGTTTTATTAATTTATTAATAGACAATAGAATAGTTATGAGTTTTGTTCAATCTCTTGGATTTTACAACGAAACACAATCAGATAATAGATTTACTCATATAAATGGCACTAATTCTAATTTTACTTATACAGATTATTATCCTCAAGGAAGTACTCCTTCTTATTCAGAAGGAAGGGTTTTTTACGATGATGAGCAAAAAACGTTAGTTTATTTTAATGACGAAGAAGATGTTGCAGTAAATATTGGAGAAGAATTATTAATGAGAGTTAAAAATACAGAAGGAAGCACTATTAACAATGGAGATGTAGTTTATATAATGGGTTCTACTGGAGATAATCCACAGGTAAAATTAGCAAAATCAGATAATCTTTCAACTTCAAGAATGATTGGAATGGTTACAGAAAATTCTATTTCTAATAACGCAGTAGGATATATTACAACTTTTGGAAGGGTTAGAGAATTAAATACATCTACATATTCAGAAGGAGATTTTTTATATGTTTCTGCAACTAATGCAGGAGAATATACTAATGTTAAACCTTCTTTTCCAAACAAATCTTTTAGGGTAGGAACAGTAATAAGAAGTAGTGAAAATCAAGGACAAATTTTAATAGATATAGACAGAGAATTAGATAATTTTAATTCAGGATGTGTTATTTTTGCTAATGGCGAAGGAGAATTATATCAAGATTGTAATTTTTCTTATAATAAAACAACAGATACTTTAAGTGTTAAAAATGTAAATATGTCTGGAAACTTAAATATGAGTAACAACAATATAACAAATATAGGAAACGAAGGAAATTTCAATGTTAATTCAAGTAATTATTGGGATAATTATGATGTGGCAGGTGATTTAAACAATTTAATAATAAGCCACTGGGATAATTTGACTAATGTTCCAAGTGGATTGGATGATGGAGATGATTATGAAGCAGATACAAATTGTTCAGTAGATAACTCTTGTGGATTAATTACATACGACTCAGAATTAGATTATACAACTGATACAAATGCTTCAACTGCTTGTTCAGGAACAGACACTTATTTAAGTGGAGATGGAACCTGTGAAACAGAACAATACGAAGCAGACACAAATACAAATATTATAGATGATAATCTTTATAACACGAGTGAATTAGAAGAACAAGCAGATGGAAAATTAGGAATATTTGATACTTTTTTAACTAATTTTATTGATTCATGGTTTTCTGGAAAAGACACAGATAACCTAACAGAAGGAAGCACTAATTTATATTTTACAGAAGCAAGGGCTATAAATGCAATTTCAAATGATGATGCTTATTTAAAAAACGACGGAGACACAGCGACAGGAGATTATAATATTGAAGGTGGAAATATGTCTGTAGGAAAAAAGGGAACAGCAGACGCAGATAATACTTTATATGAAAGTTATAGACTAGGAGTTACTGGCTCGAGATGGGATGGTTCTCAAGAAGTAGAGGAAGAAATAGGTATATATGTAGAACCCAAACCGTGGGGAGGATTTATGATGTTTGAACATAATGGGGATGATTTATTAAGTGTTTCGATTCCCGGAGGTTCAATTTCCACAGGTAGTTCAGCTTATTTAAATATAGGTTCAGGGGGAGTTTCAGCTTATTTAAATATAGGTTCAGGGGGAGTAAGACCTTATGCAACAATAGGAGACCTTACATTTAGACTAAGGGACACAGATACTTACATGTATTTTTTGGATAGTTCTAATAATGAAATAATGACAATTAAAGAAAGTGGAGAAATAGGAATAGGCACAAGCTCACCACTAAGAAAACTGCATATAAATGGTTCTGTTTTAGCTAATGGGACAATAAATACTACTCAAGATATTTGTATTGAGGGAGGAAATTGCCTAAGTGATGCAGGAACAGGAAGTGGAGATATAACAGAGGTTTTGACTGGTTTGACTCCATACTTATTAGGTGGAAGTGCGAGTGGTTCAGTTAATTTAGATTTCAATGAAACATATTTAAATAATACAATAGATGCAAGAGATACAGACACAACAATTTCAAACTGTTCAGTAGATGGTTCTTGTGATGCTATCACCTATGATTCTGAATTAGATTATACAACTGATACAAATGCAAGTACAGAGTGTGCAACAGATGAAGTCTTACTTGGGAATGGAACTTGTCAAAGTTCAAGTGCTTATTTTGATGACACGGACACAAATACTTATAACACAACAGAAGAAATGCAGGATGCAGTAGGAAGTGCCTTTACAGCTAATTTTACTTATGATGATGCAGGAGATTCAATAGGATTCAATGGAGCAAATGTAATTTCATGGTTACAGGGAACATTTTGGGATGCAATAGGAGATGTTCCAACAGCAACACCAAGCAATGGAGATACAACACATCTAAGTACAGCAGACCAAATATATGATTGGGTAATTGGTTTAAGTTATGAAGATGAAGCACATTGCTCTGAACACGATGGAAATTATTTATCTTGTGATGGAGAAGAATTAGATGTAGATAATACAGGTGTTTTGGGTTCAAGTGCAAATATAGATGCAAGTGGAAACATAGAATGGGAAGATGCAGGAGAATTGGATTCATCAGGAAATATTGTTTCTGGAAGTCTTGATGATGAGTATATTGAATTAGGAGATTCCTTCGGAGGAGAAGTAAGTGGAACTTATGGTTCACTAACATTGAGCAATACAGCATTAGATGACCAATATTTAGATGATACTGGAGATACAATGACTGGAAATCTTGATATGAGCAATAATAATGTAACCAATTCAAGTTATCAAACCTTTTGTAATGGAGCAAATTGTTGGAAACAGTATGTAAATGCAAGTGGTTATATGATAATTGAGGAGGTATAAATGGCTAAACGAATTTATACCGAAACAGTTAAAAAATATTGGAAAAAAGCAGGATTAACGGGTGGAACTCTAATCGGATTAATCTTTATGTATTTATTTGCAATAGGAGCAATTAGTAATGTAAGCTATTCTGATGATATGGTTTGTGCAGGTACAATAGAAGACCCTTGTTATGCTTTTATTAACTTCACAGCAGAAGAAGATATTTTTATTTATCCAGTAAATTATGACCCCTGGGGCAGGAATACTCCTTTTGACTTTGACCCAAATGTAAAAAGCTGGAAATTAGAAAGAAGTTGGGGAAGTGGTTGGAGAGAAATTCCTTTAAACGAAACCTGTCAATATACTTGGTGTGGAGCTCCAGAAAATAATATGGAAGACAACAAGTATTCTTATGCTTTTAGAGAAGATAGAGATTATCAATTAAGAATTACTGCATATAAAAATAATCCTTTTGATAATATTAAGTGGGGAGCATTTAGTGGAGTAGATAGAATAGACCCTGTTTGGGAAGGTATACAAGCACAAATAGAGGGAAGTAAGGTATTTGTAAATGATTCTAATGCTTATATTTCAGCAGAACCACATACATTAAAAAGTTCAGATTATGTAGAATTTGATATTAAATCAAAAACATACACTGGAGATATAAATGTAATCTGGGGGTTTAATACATCAAATACAATTCCAAGAAGTGCGGCGTTATATAATCCAACAAATGAAACATGGAATACAACACACACAAAGACAGTTTATAATGTAACAAATAATGCTCCCACAGAATTGCCTTGTGATTATGGGAATGAATATAATAATATACACCAAGAAGTAAGTTATTTGGGTTTGAATGGAACTAATGAAACAACAGAAGTCTTTTGTTTTGATAGTTATACTCAATCCAGTAACGACTATAATTTAACTTGGGAAACAAAACATTGGGAATATACAGAATGGCAAGATATTTCAGGGGAATTAGGAAAAATTAATAGAGATTTGAATGGAAAAGATACTTGGTATTATGCAAGCAATGTTCCAATAGAAGCAAATCAAACTTATAAAGTTAGAGCATATATGGAAGTAATCCCTGGAACTCAGGGAAAATATGATTTTGCAGGTTATCCGAGTAGTTATGGAGAAAATGTGATTAGTGCTTATAATGATGGAAATTTATATTTATTAGACCCATGGTGGAATAGTTCTTTCACATACAAAAGAAACATAACAAACTCAAGTTCAAATTTATTACTTCCACTTAATTGTTCGGGAGGAACTTCTTGTACTTCAGATATAGATGGAGACGGAAATAACGAGGTTTTATATGGTGTTCCTTCAGGTTCAAGTGCAAGTGTTTATTATAATAATGATACTGATGCTGTAACTGCAAATAATACAACCGAAACATGTATAATTGATACTTTAAATAATAGAAGTAGTTGTCCTAATCCTCCTGAAGGTTTAGTTGCTCATTATGCTTTAGATAGAAGTTCAGGAGATGTAAAAGATTATATAGGAGGAAATGATGGAACAAATAACGGAGCAACAAGAGGAGTAACAGGTAAAATAAATAATTCTTTTAGTTTTACAGACCAGACAGATGGTAGTGAAGAAGATGTTACATTGTCTTCAAACAGATTGGGTGTTGGAGATTCTCAAAAAACATATACAGGATGGATTAAAATAGCTTCAAATACAACTGGAGGAAATGCTTACCTTTTTGGAAATGCAAATGAAACAACGGGTTCTGGCCCCGACCCTGATAAAGACCACTGGAGTTCTTTTATTAATCCTACAGATGATACTGTTGGAGTAACAGGTAATTTAAATGGAATTGGATTTGGTGATATAATTTCACATTCTTTAAACTATGGTGAATTTTATTTTTTAGGTATTGTTTTGGATGATAGTAATCCTTCAGGTAATAAAATAGAAGTATATCTTAATGGAATAAATATTGGGAATGTTTCTGATGTTGTTCCACCCGAAAATATGTATACTAAACTTAATGTTAAATGGCATTCTTCTCAAGGTTATTGGCTTACTCAAGAAAATTCTATTATAGACGAAGTCCAAATATACGACAGAGCGCTCTCAAGTTCAGAAGTAAGCACTTTATACGAAAAATCAAATCATGTTTCACTTGATGCTGAGGAGACAGAAAGTGCAGGAAACTCTGCTCCATCCTCTCCAACACTAAATGCTCCAACAGATGATGCCTCAGGACAATCTCTTAACCCTCTTTTGAATGTAACAATAACAGATTCAGATGGAGATGCTATGAATGTAACTTTCATAAACAATTCAGACCACACAACCATCTGTAATAATAACACAAACATAGAAAATGGAAGCGATGTTCTTTGCACTTGGTCTGGTCTATCCGAACTTACAGATTATCAATGGTATGTTAATGTAACAGATGGAACTTCCACAACAACTTCAGATACATGGAATTTCACAACTGAAGAAACAATAGATACTTCAATAGAAAGAATATATCCAAATTTAGTAGATAATAACTATAATGCAACTCAAAATGAATTCTTTAATGTAACTCTTAATGTTACTTGTCTTTCTGGTAGTTGTGGTACTGTTAATGTTAGTTTAGACCCGATAGTTATATTAGAGACCCCTGATACAGAAATACTTAATGACTATGACAACTATAGGGGTGGTGCATCCCATAATCTTACTGTAGCAACACAGAATTTAGATGATATTGTGGGTGTATACCCTACATTGATGATGTTTAATATTAGTGGGATACCAGAAGGTCAGCAGATAGATAATGCTACCCTTTATCTAAACATATATGACCAGAGTTTTTATGATTATGGATGTTATGAATATACTAATAGGTCATGGAATGAGGAGGATGGAACAACAGATAATGAAAGTGTTGGTGCAATATTGGATACTTTCTATGCCGGAAGCACTGGGTGGAAAAAATGTGATATTACGTCCTGGATAAACAGTGATTATGTAAATTTGTACCCTAATTCCAGTATATTCTTTAAGAGTGAGGCGGATGTTACCGAAGATACACATTTTTATTCTAAAGAACATTCAAATACCTCTTTGAGACCTTATCTCAATATCACATATTCAGAGGTTTCCTCAACCACAAAATCAGGATTAATACCAATAGAATCAGATTTTACTAACGGAACAGATGCTTTTTATACAAATGCAAGTTCAAATCCATTAACAACAAGCAGTTTAAGTTCAGGACAAAGTGAAACAGTGACTTTCTATGTAAATGCAACAGGAGATTTAGATACTTATGAATTTTTTGCATTTGCAAATGTAACAAGTAACATGAGTATTTCAAATGAAACAAGCCATTGGAATGTCACAATTGTGGAAGAAGTAATCTCAGAAAATTGTTGGAAAGAAGAACCAGGAAAACTAATAATTCCTCCCGGATGTAAATATTACACAAATGTTAGGGAGGGGATAGTACCTACATAAAGTTTAAATAAAATTATAACCTTATAAAAATATGGCTACACAAGAAGATAGAACCGGAAGTGAATGTACAGGAAATTCAGGAGAGACGAATAGAGTACTAACTTTGAATAATACTGAACTCACTGAAAGCGAGAATTTTGAAGTTTATGTAAGTGGTCTTTTAGTAAGTACAAGCGACTATAATGTAACCCATAATGATTCTAGCAGCACAATTACTTTTACACGGAAGATTTATGATGATATGAATATCTCAATTATTTATACTACAACTGCTGAGAGTGTAAGTGTTACTATAGTAGACAGACAAATTGATAGATATGGTGAAGATGTAATATTGATTACTGCTAGTGAAACTACTTATTCTGCATGGGGAGATATGTCTCAAACAACAAGTAGTTCAACAATTACAGTAGTTCATAATGATATTAATGGAGATGAAGAATTTAATCGTGAAGGAAGATATAGTCCAGGAGATAAAACCTTTTTCGCCAAGTCTACAGTAACGGGACTATCTGTAGCAAATAAGATTAAATTTGATGAGAATAATTATGAAATAAAAGATGTTATAACACATAGACTTCAGGGAGCTACTCAATGCCATGAAGTGCGATGCAATAAAGTATAACAACTTTTATAAAGTTATAAAACTATAAATTATTAGCTCAGGAGAGCAAAATAAACTCGGGTGAGTAAATTGGCAAGTGCTTTAACAAAAACAACATTAGTAAGCGAATCTTGGAAAAACTTTTATGATAGTTTAGTCTCTGACGTAGTCGGTGAAAGCGTTACTGATTCTCATAATATCACTCATAATTTAACTAAAGCAACAAGTTCTTTCCCAGATACCCAAATAGACAAAAAAAGCACTTATCCTCTTCTTGTAATAAGTTCTCCCACTTTTTCAAGTGAATCATTTACATTAGATAAAGAACAATTGACAGGAGAGATTACAATAGAAATATGGACTACAAATTCAGAAGCAGCCGACAAGTTTATGAATAAAATAATGAATTCTATTGAGACTAGGAAAGATGATTTAGCTGATAACAAGATACATAAAATAACTATGGCTAGTATGGATTCTGATTCTGCTCAAAGAGACCAAATTAAAGTTCATGTACGAAGTGTTACATATAGTTTTATAACTAGGTACACTAAGACACGTTCACATTAAAATGATGCAAGTTAGAGTAACAGGGTTGAAAGAGACACAGAAATTACTTAGAAGCCTTCCCCCAAATATTCGAAGAGAAGTTAGGGATGTAGGAATCCCTCAAATGTCAAGATTACTTAGAGACAATATAAGGAGAAGTTTTAAGATTAGAGGATATGGTTCAAGCCAATGGTCTTCTAAGAAAGGATTTAAAAGTATAGAATACAAAAAAACAAAACAAGGAGCAATAGTTTATGTTGGTTTTGGTAGAACAGAAGAATATATGAGGATGTTGGAAGAAGGATTTAGAATGCATCAAGTATCAATAGGAGTATTAAAAAGACATGAAAGTATGCCTGGTTCTACTGTTGGTAAAACGGCCAAGGAACTTGGAGTACAACCTGAAGGATATGTTACTGTGCATTGGAGAGGACCTTTCGTTGAACCTGCACTTAGAAGATTTAGACCCAAAATACCTACTCACTTAAATAAATTCGTACAGAGGGCGATACAAAAATCAAGATGAAATTAAGAAATAAGACCAAATCTCCAAAAAGGCTTTGGATTCATGGAAAAATTGTTGTAGTTCCTCCGAAAGGGATTATTGAAGGGGAAAAAATTGTTTATGATTCTCGTTCATTCGAAATATTCAGACCAGTAGAAAAGAAGAATAGCAGTACTAGGATTCCTAGGAAGAAAACTAAAACAATAAGGAGAAAATAATATGGCCTATGATACATTTAGTGATGGAAGCACTTATCTTAGTATAACTAAGAAAGACGGAAGTGATATGGATTTCAAGGCTATGATTGAAACTGTTGACATCTCTGGTGGTGCAAAAGATTTTGACCAGATTGCCACAATTGCGGGGGGAAGATTGAAAAAATTCAACCCACAAGAACCTACAGAAATAACTTTAGAGGGTTATGCTGTTGAACTTGGTTCTACTAGCACAACTGGTAATGGTTTTTACGACCTAATGCACTCACAGGATACAACACAACCACTTAGTATAAGTACAGACCTAACAAGATATGAATATCAATTAGTTGTTCTCGCTACAGATAACGCTAGTCAAACTAATGCAACTAGTGCTACCTCTGAAGGGGATGCTGCTATAAGATATACATTCCAAAATGGTCATTTTACTAATGTGAATGCAAGTTTCACTGATGGCGTATGGAAATTCACTATTACATATAAAGTGACACCGTTCAATAAATCTGGTACATCTAACATAACTTATGAGTCTACAGACGGTTCTACTGGTAAGACATTAAGTGAAGTTAGTTCGTACACTAGTAGTTAAGAATGAGTGAAATTAAGGATAAGATTGAATTGAAAGGCTTGGTCATAAGTAGACTTCCTAGTTGGGCAAAGACCTACATAAAGGAAAGAGCAAAAGATGAATTTTGTGATGATTATGGCCAAGTTCTTGCTTATTTAATAAAACAAGCAAATGAATACGAATTATTCAAATCCAAATTTTTGAATTCAGAATTAGCAATCCAATTAATTAATAATCAACCTGAAGATACTTCAGAAAATGTCAGAAAAAGTATTTCTGGTCAACCAATTAAATCATTCGGAGGAAAAAATGGGAAAACTTGATAAGTTTTTGGCAAAACCACAGGAAGTTGAAATAGCTGGTGAAAAGTATATGTTGAAACCTTTCACTATAAATGAACTTCCCCTACTTACTAAGATGTCTAGCAAAGACCCGACTATTCAGGCTAATGCAACCAAAGAGGTTATTAAATTAGTCTTGAAACAGATTGACCCTGATGCAAAAGACGAGGAAATCAATCAAGTTAGAGTTAAGTTCTTAGAAGAGATAATGAATGCTGTAAGTAGTGTTAACAACATTGATGTGTCAGATGCTAAAAAGAAATTATTAGAAGAGAATGAAAAACAAAATTCCTGATTTGAGAAGAGATATTCTCGCTAAAGAAGGTTATGAGGAAAATCTTATTGAGAATATGTATGTTCTTATGAAGGAATTTGGATGGACATTAAAAGAACTCAATGAACTCCCCATCCCAACAATGAATTACCTCCTTAAAATGATAAATAAAAGGCATGAGCTAGAAAAAAAAGCTATGAAAAAGAAGAAATAAAATGGTTACAAAATTAGGAGTTTTGATAGAAGCACAACAGAAAGGTTTTGAATTTGTGAGGAAATCTATGGATATGTTGGCACAAAATATCCAAAAAAATCAAAAGATAAATAGGTCCCAATCCTCAATTTTGGCGAATAATATTAGATTGAGACAGGAAGAAGCAACAAATCTACGGATGTTGGGTTCAGTATTTGAATCCACTACCGATACTGTTTCTAGATTTAATAAAGAACTTGTTCAATCAGGGAGAGCTGCTGCCAATTCTTTTATTAAAAACCAACAAAGCATTAGAGAACAAACATCAAATTTAGCAACATCCATAAATGAGAGATACTCTGGAATTGGGACCTCATTCCAAAGATTAGGAGGATATGGACAAAATCAAATTAGAACTTTTGATGGCATGTCTGAATCTGCACAAGGATTCCAATTTGAATTGTTAGGAGTTATGTTTTTTGGTATGTCTTTACAGAGAACCTTTAATGGGTTAATTAAGACTTCTATGGAATGGATGGGAATTACCGACTTACTTGGACAAACACTTGGAGTTTTCTTTTTACCTATTGCAGAAGATTTACTTAATATTCTTTTTCCAATTATGGAGTGGATGATGGATATGCCAGAATCTACTCGTAGAGTGATAGGTGTTATGGTTGTCTTGGGTAGTGTAATCGGTGGAGCATTATTTGTAATAGGCCAATTAGGGCTTGGTTTGGCTAGTTTGAAGATGATGAATTTTGGGCAAACAGCAGCAAATATAACTGGAATTGGTAATTCTGCAAATACAGCAAAAGGTAAGGTTTCTGGACTAAAAGGTATTTTAAAAGGGGTTGGGACGGCAATAGCAATAACTGCAGCAATAACCTTTGCATTTAAAGGGATGAAAGAGGAACAGATTTCTAAGTCTCTTCAAGATTTTTTTATATCTGGGATTTCTGCAGGGATTGCTGCACTTTTGGTTGGAGCTTCTCTACCTGCAGCAATAACTGTTGGTGCATTAACTTTTTTGGTTTTGGCAGAAATAAAATTCAAATGGATGGAAAAAACTGGAAATTGGATAAGAGAAAAAGTTCAAAATACGATTGATGAGGTAGAATCTTCTTTCGAAATGTTTAAGGAAGGTGTTCCATTAAAAGATATATTTGGCGGACAAGAACCAACAGATATTGTTTATGATGCTAACCTTGGAGTGGTGGATACAAGAAAAAATATAGATAAGATGAATAGATTAAAAAAATGGGGGAGGGACCCTTTTACAGGGGAAAAAATAGAGGAAGTAGAAGATTTTATATTACAGCCAGGGGGGAGATTAATAAAGACAGATATGAATGATACTATTATTGGGAGTAAGAATGGATTTGGGGGGAATGTTAATCTAAATGTTACATATAATGTAAATGTATCAGATAAGAAAGAATTTGAAAGTATGTTAGAAAGAAATAATCGTAAAATGGTAAATGAGACAAGGAGGCTCGTAAATACATAATGGCATCAAATATAACTTTGTCAAAAGGTGGAACTTCAGTGACTATTTATTCTACACGGGTGGATGAAGAATACAAGAATAAACTTTTCCCAATAACCCCTCCTCAGACAAAAAGTAACCAATCATCAGGTCCAAAATCAACAAAAATAGTGGATTTACTTAGAGTTACTCATTATCTTAATATAAAAGGATGGATTCAAACAGCAACAGATAAAGAAAACTTGGTAACTATTTTTCGTGGAGCAGGTCTAAATGGGGGAACGGTAACCCTTGCCTATGATGATTGTGTGGGATTAGCTGGTTCCACAGACTCTATAACAGGGTATGTAGAAGAATGTACTGTTTCGGAGGAATCTCAAGATAATCCCACGTATAGTGGAGACGACCATGGAAGGTATGAGGTTGAAGTTAAATTTTTAGAAGGAGTTAATATATAATGGACAAGAAAAAAATAACAATAGGGATATTACTCCTTATTATTGTCTCTAGTAGTATAATTTATATCCAATATATGGATAAGGTAAGAATCCGTGTAGATAATGATAAAACAACTTTTTATGTTCCTCATGAAAACTATTCTTGGATTTGGACTGTTGCTGGCCGCGAAGAAAATCGTCTATTCGATGGTACTAGTATAATGTACAGACAAACCGATGGAATACAAATAGATAAAAGAATAAATAATGAAACACAAGAAATCTGGATAGAACGTAGAACCCCTTATCAAAGAGGACAAGTAATTATTGATACATATTATTTTAGAGGAGATGTAGAGGGGGTTGAATATTTCCCAATTAGCCATAAAGTTACTGTTTTGAATGCTAAAGGAAAATTCTATCGTTATACAGTAGATGATTTAACTGATACAGGGGAAAAAAGAAAATTAATTGATGAAACAGAATTATCTTTTGGGAAGAATATGAATGTTGAACTTCAAAAAGATTATAGGTGGGCGTGGATTGGTTGGCCTTATGGTTCTAATTCGCTTTCGGCACAATATGATATTAATTCAAATAACGAGACTTTTTATGTTAGACTTTTTGACCCCTATTATACAAGCAGATATTATTGGAATGATGATTTTGAGGATTCTAGTATTAATGAGAGTTTATGGGATAACAAAACATACAGTTGTCAGGGAGGTTCTAATCCAGGAAGTGAAAGTGTAGTAGAGGAAGGTAATTTTTATACTGATGGTTCTTTGAGGGCTTATGTTTTAGCTAATTCGGCTCCAGGTAATTCTGTGAGAAGATGGGCTGCTTTTTGGACAAACCAAGACTTTAAAGAGGGGGAAGATTATCAAATAAATTTTACAATAAATGGAACAGAAGATAGTGCGGTATCTAATCTTTATTTTACAAAAGATGAATCATCTTCAGGCCCAACCTGTGGAACATCTTCCACAATGAATGATAAGGTAGACGAATGGAATTCAACTCTAATCTATTCTTTTTCAGAAACAGAATTAGAACAATCTCCAGTAGATTATTCTTTAGATATAGACTCTTCTGCAGAAACAGTAACATTTTCAAATGATACAGAAATACTTGCTACAAAAGATATATCGGTGATAGAAAATTGGCATATAATCTTCGAACAGATAGCCGCTGAAAGTGATGGCCCTTCCGATAGCATGGATTTTTATTTATTTAACTTTACTGTTTTATCTTATCAAGACCCTTTAATTAATTTTACCTTTCCTGAAGAAGAAACATATTATCAAACACAAAAATCAACTCTAAATTATTCTTTAAAAGTATTAAATGGAGAAGCCGATTCCTGTTGGTACTCCCTAAATGGAGGGGAAACAAATACAACAGTAGTATGCCACAATAATGTTACAGGTATTTCTAGTTCTGAAGGTGAAAATGATTGGATGATTTGTTCTAATGATACTTTGGGACAAAAAACTTGTAATTATTCAACTTTTTATATTGACACCACAAATCCGGGGGTTCTTTATGGTTCTGGTACAAATGATAATGATACATGGTATTCGACTCCAAATATAACAATAGATGCAATTGTTAATGAAAATAATACAAAAAATATAACTTTTCGTCTTTATAATGAAACAGGAGAATATAATATTACCTCTTACAATATGAAAACAGAAAATGATAACAATTCAATAATTTTTTATGATGTCCCTAATGGAAATTATACATTTAATTTTACAGTGTTTGATTTGTCTGGGAGAAACAATTCTTCAGAAAGTAGGATAACTTATATAGACAGTATATCCCCTATTATTTCTTACACCCCAAATAGTGATGATTCCAATACTTCTGCAAATTTTAATAATAAAGATTGGATATTTGTAAATGTTAGTATAACTGAAACAAAAGAAGATGAAATAGTTTTTAATTTATATACTAGAGAAGGAATTGTTAATTCAACAAGTTCTAGTGATGGAAAAAGAACAATTAATTGGACAGGCCTTTCAGGAGGAACAATGTATTATTGGAATGTATCTATTATTGATAAGGCAGGGAATAAGGAAAATGCGGGAGTTAGAAAATATGGTGAAGAGATTATAAATTTTTCCATTCAGAGAGAGTATGATAATGTCTCTGCAGAATTGGGTACTGATATTGAATTAAACGGAACAAATACTCTTGACAATATTTGTTTTAGTATAGACCATCCAGATTATGGGAAAAATTATACTTGTTCTTTTTGGGATAATTTAATTAATTTAACAATCAATTATTTTAACAAAAAGTTATTTTCTGACGGAAGTTCTTATAAGAATTTTGTTTTTGGAGGGATACATGTTGATGATGAAAATCTTTCCATTACATCTCATAGGTATGATGAAGTTGTTAATTTAAGTTTTAATATGTCTGGTGATGCAAAAAATGTTTTATTTTATGGTTGTAATACAACTACAAGAGACAGAATTTATGAAGGAGTATTAAGGAATAAAAATATTTATCTCAATAAAACTACTACTGGAGAAACTAATAAGACAATTGGTTTTTCTTCAAAAGGGGATTCATTAATATATTTTTATTTAGATGATAATGCTAATATAAAAAATATTTCTCTTAATATTTCTTCAGAAAAATTTGGTTTTAATTATACTAACTCTTTTTCCAATTATAGTGATATAGATGAGTCTCAAACTGATGCCCACCTAGCTCTTATTGGAAAAATCCTACCAAAAAAATCCAATAAAAAGAATTATACTTTTGATGATTTTAATGATGGAGCTATTAATTCTAGTTTATGGACATATTCTTGTCCGGTTTCCTCTTCATCAGAAATTGTTTGTACTTCAGAAACAGGAGGGAATTTAAAATCAAGAATTTTTAGTGATAATGGGGACGATTTGGCGAGTGCTACCCTCCCTGTTTATACCTATAATATCTCAGGGGTTCAATCTGAAGACATTTATTTTCCCTTAGAAGTCGATTTTTTTGGTAGTATGTCGAATGATTTTGGAGTTGGGGGGGATAATTTTATTCAGTTTGGAGGGGAAAAGATATGGGAGATGAATATCCCTCCTTCTGATTTACCTAGTGGGTCTAGTGAGGCTTCAGCCAAACTTTTTTTCCATATAGAACAATTTAATACTTCTCATTTTAAGGTTACAATAGATGGTACGGAAAATTCTAGCAATACTGATGGATATTCTAAAGAAATTGTTTACGACAATAATGTAACTTATGTTTCTGCCTCTATTGTTAATTTTTTAAATTTCTATATATCAATAACAAAAGGTTCAGATGACCCTTATGTAGATAATACTTTATTAGTAGATTATATTAATAGGACTCTTTCAGAAAGAGAAAATAGTTCAGTAATTTCTAATTCTATTTATAACCCAAATTCTAATATACAAAATATAGATAATATTACTCTAAGTGGTTTCTTTCCGGAAAATGAAACACTTTCTCCATACCTGAGTGCTGACGATGGTCAAAATTGGGAGGGAGTATCCTTAAATTCTGCCCACTCTTTTTCCAATCCAGGTAAAAATCTTAGGTGGAGATTAGATTTCAATATTTCTGAACCAAAAGATAAAACAAATTCTATTGAAATATCAAAAATATCTATCCAATTAGAAAAAAATAATCTTTCTAATTTGACATTTGATTTTGGTAATGATGGAATATCAGATTATAATATTTCGGGAATTTTTTCAAAATCAAACGGAAGCAAAATAATTAATTTAACAAATTCAGATTTATCTTCTTCTTTTGTAGAAGATTCACAAATATATTCCCATCTTTATAAGATACCTTTAGAAATAGGTACAGATACCCCAGGGGAATTAGATATAAATTGGATTAATATAACCTATGACCCAAACCCTGTTTTTATTAATACAACCTTTATTCAAGATTATTTGAATAATTATGGGGAAGGAATTACTAATTTTACTATTCCTCTTAGAAGCCAGGAGGGGTCGGTTAATATAACTAATTTAAATTATAATTATGCAGGAGGAAATGAGACTATAAAAGTAACAGCACAAAATAATGATAACTCCCTTAATTTGACTAGATATGTTACTTTTTATTACTCTAGATGGGATTATTCTTTTGTTCCTAATTTAGTGGATTTTTTAGAATTTGTTCCTGATTCTCCTAGCAAAAATAATGTTACCCCTTATGGACAGAGTGATATTAATCCAATAATAAATATAACAAATTATGGATATGGAGGGAAAGATTCCAATCTTAGTGTTTATTTAGAAAACACCTCTAATTGTGTAAATTTAACTATCAGTACTACAAATTCAAAAAGTGATGGATACCAATTAAATGAATCATGGGAGGAGATAGTTTCTAACAAAGAATATTTAAACACCACTAATATTTGGATGTGGGCAGATTATGATTGTAGTTATAATAATTGGAGATTATTCAATCCAAATCTTTATTTTAGACAATGTGCTAATAATACTTATTGTTCGGAGGATTTGATATAATGGCTGTAAGAAATATAACTTCAATAGGAGCAACGAAACCAATACCCATATATACCTGGATTCCTCCTTCTTTTAGTCCAATCTATAAAATTGAAATAGAAACTAGTCTTGGTAATTATGATGTAACAGATTTTGTTTTAGAGGGTTCTTATAAAGATGGTATAACCGAAACAATTGGTTCTTTTGAAATAAAAATAGACAATTCCACACAAGAATATAGTAATAAATTTTCTCTCTATGATAAGGTTAAAATATATTTAGACTATGGGGCTACCGCCACAACTCTTAGATTTACTGGGATGATTGAAAAAATACCTAAAACAGAAAGCAATATTGTTATTTATGGGAGAGGTTCTGCAGCAAGAGTAACAGGGAAAAATATAACTTACTCTGCAACAGAAAAATCTAGGAGTACAATACTTTCAGAAATAATAAATAAATATTTTTCAGGGGTTATAACTACAAATAATATAGAAACAGATTCAGGCAAATCCACAGTGAATTATTTTGAAAGGCCTTTTTGGGAAGTTGTAGAAGAACTTTGTAAAACATCCGATTACGATGCATATATAGATGCAGATTTTGATTTTCATTATTTCCCTAGGAATTCTAGATTAAATACAACAGAAGCCATTGTTCACGAATATAATCTAATTAATACAGGAGAATTTTCACAAGACTTGGAGAGAGTTTATAACCGTATAAGGGTATATGGAGCAAGATTTGGTGGAATTCCTCTTATTGCTACTGCAGAGGATACAAATTCTCAGGCAGATTTAGATGGAGATATTAAGGAACTTAAAATAAATGATTCAAATATAATTACAAGACAACAGGTTAAGGATAGGGCAGATTATGAATTAGCAAGACAAAAAGACCCTCCAACAATTGGGACAGTAACAAGCCTCATGCTCCCAACAATAGCTCCTGGAGAGAAAGTTAGAATATCTGACCCTTTAAATGGTTTAACCCCTGGGGAATATTTGGTTCATACCTTTACACATAATTTTAGTAATGATGAACCCCCAAAAACAGATATAGAAATACAGAAAGAAAAATTGTCTATACCCCATATTTTAAAGAGTAGAATAAAATTTGAAACAGAAATATCTGAAAATGATAACCCTAATGAGATGGAAGAATCAATAATTTTTAATTTTGAAAATGATACAGGAGAACATTCCAACACATTAATAGATACAAATAAGGGATTATTAAAGACCGATGGGGTTTCCTCAGGAAATTGGATAAGTGAATTATACATTTTAGATAAAAATGTTTCTAATATTGAACCTCGTGTTGAGGGGGAGGATTTATCTAATGTAGAAGTTTATGTAAGTCTTAATGGAGGAACTAATTATATACCGACAAGTTTTACTGGGAGTAGGGAGATAACTACAGGGAAAGATTTAAAGATTAAGGTTGAATTAAGGTCAGAAGATGCTCAGGTAAAAACAATCGGCCTTTTATATAAATGAAAATGGAATATATAAAAAAAGAATTTAAAAAATTAACAAGTATTAGTCTCATTGGGGTTGGATGTTTTTTAATTATCGAACATATTTATTCTTATGGATATATCTCTTTAGGAGATTTTTTTGGGCATGAGTGGATAGGGATATTGTTTTTAGTTGGAGGTATTCTTTTATCTAACAAAAAATGGTCTGAGGAAGAGACAAGAATCCAATATGCTAAGAAAAAATTAAAAAAAATTATACTTCAATAAAATTTAAAAGGAAATAAAACATTATATAAAATGCGTATAGAATACGAAATATTGGAAATTAAATCTGAAATTGAAAGAATAAACTGTGAGTTGGAGGAAGTTGGGTTGCTATTAAATAGTCGTGGAGAATTATCGAAAGTGCTAGAGATGCTTACACAGATGGATAATCGAATAAGAAAGATTGAATCTTTTTTAGAAGATAAAAAGCCTAAAAGTATTAAAGATAAATTTTTAGAACCAATTAAATCTAATGGAGGAAAAAATGGAAAACCCTTTTCTAAATAAGGAAGGAAAAGTAAGTAAGACCAAGGTTGCAGCTTTCCTAGGAGGTCTTTCTGCAGTATTAGGAACTATTGCAGGAATTCTTAATGGGAATATTAGTGGACTTTCAGGATTACAGACTCTGGCAACAGAATTAGCTGTTATTCTAGGTCTATTTGGTATAAGAGATTTAAAGATTTTTAATTAAATAGGGAGTTTTAAAAAGTTAGAATTCTTTAAAGAAGAAATAAAATGCCTTTATTGAAACCAAAACCAAATGAGGATAGGGATTCTTTCTTAGCAAGGTTTATGGCAAATCAAGCGATGATAAAAGAATTCCAAGATAGTTCTCAAAGGTATGCTATTGCTGTACAGCAATGGAAAAAATCTCATCAATAAAAACTTGAGAGAGATTATAATTCCTCTAGTGGGAACTATACCCTCCCCCAAGTAAAAAGAGGTATTATAATAAATATCTTGAAATATATAAACATTTCTATTAACTATAAAATTACAAAAAGTTCTACGCCTCAACTGAGAATCGAACTCAGGACTCCTGATAGACAGTTAGGTATTTTTCCACTAAACTATTGAGGCTTATGGACTGACGGGGAATTGAACCCCGAACTCTTCCTTGCAAAAGAAGCGTGATAACATTTCACCATCTGCCCAAGAAATAAAAAAATAAAAAAATAAAAAATAATTTTAACAATTAAGCAATGTTAAGAAGTGTAACTTCTTCGTCATCAAAATCACCTTCTTCGAAAAATACCTCATATTCAACTACAAGGTCTCTCTCATATTCGTCTCTTACTCCCTCTTCGAGTTCGTATTCAACTTCAAGTTCGAAAGTGACAATTGCTTTCTTGTCCTCATCTTCTCCAAGTCCTAGTTTTGTAACTTCCACATCTATTTCCATAGATTCCTCATCTACTTCAATAGAATCTTCGTCTATAGCACCATCAACAATTGACTCTAGATATTCTAAGACTACTTCATAGTCATCATCTTCAAGTTCTTCCATTGCATACATTGTTGCATTGGATTCTATAGCACCATATTCATCACTAAACTCATCTTCTAAGAATTCATTAAGAAGCTCATTATCAGCATTCTCAACTTCAGGCATTTCTACCTCTGGACAAGTAACTTCCGGACAAGAAGGACATTCTTTCTCTACTAACTTCTCCTGTATAACCGGAACTTCTTTCTCTACAATTTCTGTTTGAGAGAATCCTGTAGCACCTATTAAAGTACCAACAAGTAAACCAGCCACAACAAAGAGAGTTACTAACCATTTGTCTTCCATTCTATCTATACCCCCTTACATCTATTTTAATTTGAGGTGAAATCATAAATATATCAGTATAAAGTTATTTATAAGGTTTTCTATAGTCATTTTAAATATAGGGTGTTTTATAACATATATTACAATCCAAGCAATTCTTCAGCATAATTCATATTCCAATCTTCTACACGAATAGGGATTATATCTGAAATGTCGTCGGGATAATAGTTTAATTTATTTAAGAACATCTCTTTAGTTTCACTTTTTAATACCTCAATAATCCATGCTTGTCCATTTGAGATAGCCAAAATATCACATCTCCCTCCTTTAGTGAATTCACATTCAGTACGGACATCATAACCCTGATTTACTAGATACCAAACAATCTCTGACATTGCTCTAAAGTGTTCAAAACTAGTTCCTTTCCAACATTTAACTTCCCCTGAGTTCCTACGAGGAAATTTCAATGATTGTAATATTCTATATTCAGCAAATTTCTTTTGTTGCGAGTTCATTTTTCATCTTCAAAAGGGTAAATTTTAAATTCTTTTAATATCCTAAGAGCTTCTTTCTTATGCTTACATAAAGGATTTTTATTATAGATTGTATCATTGCAGGTACAATCTGTATAAACAAGTTCATCGTTTATTTCATCAATTTTAATTTCAGTTATATGGATTTCATGTTTTGGATTGCTTGGTTTGAAATTGAATTCATAAATTCTATTCCACCTATTATCTAGTCTAGTTCTGAACGGTATTATCTTCATCTGCTATTTTCTTTAGGTTTAATAAACATAATATAACTTCTTTCCCTTTATTTGTTAAGGTAATCTTTTTTTCTCTTTTGGTTTTATTTATTTCAATAAGACCTTTTACTTCTAATCTATCTAATGTGTTAAGACCATGGACATAGCTACAAATACCTCTGCATATATTATATGCATGATTCACTTTTTTTTTATTAACAGATAAAAGGATTTGTCTCTCTGTTACAGATAATATATCTAGATTGCTCATTGTTTTATAACTCCTTCCCTTAATTGTTTTTTAAGAGGGTTTATTTGATTTCTCTTTGCTTGGTCTATCTCGCTTCTCAAAATACCAATATTATTTCTAAGAGAACGGGTTGATAGTTTTTGTTCTATAAACTTCTTTTGCATTTCTATATCTAATTTCTTTTCTTCAATTTCTGAAGGTTTTAATTCACGATAAATACCATTCTCATAAGTCTTTCCACTAGATACTTCTTCTTCTAATGTTTCAAGAGATTCTTTTGAAGCGATTTCAGGAAGTTTTTTTTCAAGCAGCAAATTCAATTTTTCTAATTCAATTTCTTTTTTTTCAACTTCTAATTCTTTCCTCTCTAATTGAAGTCTCTTTTGAGTAATTTCTTCTTCACTTAATTCATACACTTTTTTATTTGCATCCATTTTAATTCTCCTCCTTTCACTTATCTATATTGAGTGGTTTCTTTATTACTATATATCCTTGTTCTTGTAAAGTAATAATAGCCTCATTTAATTGTTTGTTGAAGTCAGAAAGTGTTGGCATACGTTTTTTCATTTCCATAGTAATTTCTCCATTTTCCTTACGAAGACCCTCTATTTGTTCACGTATTTCCCTAATAATTTGAAGTATAACAGGAGCTGTTTTCATAAATTTAACATAAGTCCTAACATCATCAATATCTTGTTCTTCTATAGTATCTATTGCTTTTTTAGCCATATTGTGTAAACGGTCAGTTGTTTCAACAACCCCACTATATCTTTCCTCCATATATTCAAGGTGTTTTTGAAAATAATTTCCATGTGGTTTACTCATTGTTACACTCATCCCCATCTCCTCATTATAATATTTTTTAGCAGTCATAATATTTATACCAACTTGTTTGGCAATCTCATCCCATGTTTTTCCCTTACTCCTTAATTGGATTACTTTCTTCCTCTCTTTAGTACTTTTTACATTCCTGGCATCTTTTCCAACTCTAGGGTTAACTTTTTCACTCATTTCAAATCCTCATCATTTAAATCAAAAAACCATTTCAAATAAGCTAATAGAATAATTACTTGCCTATTTTTAAATGTCTCTGGAACCTTAAATTGAAGTTTACCTGATTCTGTAATACCCACTACTTTTATTTGTTCAATATCAACTTCAGGGTTATTCTTTAGGATTTGTTTCATATTTTCTACAACAATTCTTTTAATTTCATAATTATCTACTGCATCATATAAATCATGGTTTAGTACTATCCTACTAACATCTTTAATTGTTTTCATTTTTCTAATTTATATTTGTACATTTTTATTTTCTTTACTTTTAAAGAATTTCTCTATCTCTATTATGTTTTATTTCTTTAATTTTGCCTTCCATAAAGTCATCTGCCTATTTCCATAAGGAACATTCATCTTCTCTACTTGGTTAGAATCTCTCATGTGTTCCAAATGATTTTTCACAGTAACATAATTTACTTTAATGCTATTAGCTACTTGTTTAGTATTATTCCATTCCATATTTGATTTCAAGAAGTCTAAGATTAATTTTCTACAGGTTTTAGTATCTAAATAAGTTCTTTTTTCCTCAAAAATTATCTCTCCCATTTTTAATTAAAAAAACACTTATTTATAAAACTTTCCATTAACTTTATAGTGATTACTTGAAATAATGATTTTCATGTATACTTCCTGTTTTTGAAAAAACTTCTTTAGCATTTTTAATATTTGAAACTTCTTTATTCTCTATAATATGTCCATCCCCTTCTTTAATATTAGGGTCAATTATTCTTTTTTCCTCACCCTTCCCATCTTGAAAAAGATAACAGGGTTTATGCACTGTTCCCTTATTCCAAAATCTAAAGGATTCATGCTCATCTTCCACTTTTACAACTCTCCCTTTTCCAACACAACTCTCAAATATTTTCTTCCTTTCTTTTTTCTCTCTCATAAATCTACCTCATATCCAAGTTTTTCTAAATCATCCCCATTATTACTTAGTTTCTCAGATAGGTTTTTTAATTCTTTGTGAAGCTTTTTTCTCTCTTCAATTAAGGAATTAATCTTAGCCTCCTTAAACTCAGGCTTATTCGAAAAGTGTGTTACAAGTGCTTTCCTGATTTCTTCAGAGAGACCCACATTCCCTTTTTTCTTAATTATCTTCTCTACAATTTCTCTAGATAATTCTCCTCTTTTTCCGAAGTTAATACTTGTTCTTAAATACTTTTTTTGAGACATTTTAGTTCACAACTGTTGTTCACAACTCTTAGGTTTTTCTAACCATTTTATTGTTTTTTTAATTTTAAGCCTTTTATCCATTTTTTTATCCATTTTTTTAATATATCGACGATTAAGACAAAACCAATTTACTCCTATTTTTTTGCTTAGTAGCCTAATTTCTAGAATACTAAGAACACTTACATGAAATTTGGTGAACAATAGTTGTGAACTCCATTTTATTGGTTTTGAGTATTATGGGTGATAATGAACTTGCCCTCTATCTGCATATAATGTATCTCCCGCACAATGGGGAAATGATACTGAACTATCCAAATAAAGAAGTATTTCTAATTCTTTTAATTGTTGACAAAATTGAATATCTCCACCACGGATACTTGGACTATTATTTAGATTAATCTGTTCGAAATAAGGATATTTCATTTTTTCAAGGACTTCTGTCTTAATACACATCCCTACAGGCCCACTAGCATCTATTTGAACTAACCCCTCAGTTTCTTTAGGATTAACAATATTTTCTTCATCTTTCATCCCAATCCCTTTTATTTGTTTATATTGAGTCTGTTTGTATGGGGGGGTTCTTTGACTAGTGCATCCGGTGACTACAGGTAAATCATAATCCACAAATTTATTAATGAAATCTTCAGGATAAATGTGGTCATCATCTAACATAACAATATAATCATAATTCCATTCCCGAGCCTCATTCCCTTTAGCCTGAGCAATAAGACATGCACGATTTCTCATATAATTAACATCACAACTAGAAACATTAATCCATTCAATGTTGTGTTTCATTCTTGTTTCATGGATTAAATTAACCAAACTCATAGAAAAATGTTTAGACCAAGCACTTCTATTACTTATGATTGCTATAAGGATTTTCTTTTTCATTTATTATAAAACCTCCCTGTTTCTTCACATTTACCACAATAAGCATAAGGACAATAAATATTATCTTCTCTGCAAGATTGGTCTTTATAATCATTTTCAGGGTGATTTTTAAAAAACAAACTCCAAAAACTTCTATAACCTAATACCCATAAAACCAAATTCATCCAACAATATTCAGGGTTTTTATTCAATTTAAGAGCTATGTAAAATTTTACCTTTTCCCCCAGAGTATAGGTTGATTTTCTCTTTTTTATTTCCATTTCACATCCATTTTTTTTATAGGTATTTTTTTTTCAATTATAAAATTTTTAATTTCTTGAAGCATTTTTTCACGTTTGTCTTGTAATGCAGGAAATGTTTCATCCCAATTAGTCCATAAACTTATGAATTTATCTTGATTTGGTTCATCTTCTCCCCAAGGACCTGGATTTTTTACAATCATATTATTTGTTTTTTCTATGTAGTAATGCAGTTTCTCGTTTGTGATAAAGTTAACTTTCTCCTCATTTTCTTTACCAAAAACATCTCCCTTCTTCTTTTCATGTTCTTGATGATATATAGGCATATTAACATCAATTATTCTCATTTCACTGAAAACAGCCCTATTCACCATATCATTATCCATACATCCCAATAGTATGAATTGTTCATCATATCCATGAATTTCTTCTACCCATTCTTTTGAAAATACTTGCATCCCCCCATTTGCAGAGGACCTCGCACGATTCATACCAATATTTTCCTTATGCCAAGGGAAAGCCTTATCCCAATTACCAATGTCCCCCTTATTTATCCTATTAACATTTGTATTTATTATAAAAGTTGCATCGTCTATCAAAGTGTTTTTTATATCAGAAACCACATCTTCGGGAATAATCATATCACAATCTACACACATAATAAATTTATTTTTGGCAGCCTTAATTCCTAAATTTAGTGCATGAGATTTATTAAATACAGGATTTTTATCATACCTAATTATTTTAGCATTATTAATTTTTATAGGTTCATCACTTCCATAATCGACAACTATTATCTCGTCTACTTGGTCTTTTAAATAATCTATACAGTTTTGTATCCTTTCATTCTCTCTGTTCCAAACACAAGTAATTACACTTATCATTTTTCTTTAGTAATTTCTTTATCTAAATAATCCTTCTCTTTTTTAATCTTTTTCAAGTATTCATTAGTGATAACAACATCACTATAATCAACTAAATTAAAATTTTCAAGTAAGAATTTTATATATTTAGAAAAATAGAGTCTTTCCTTAACTTCAGGATATTTAAATAAGCGAGGCAATTTGTTGTTTGAAATGTTAAGATGGTGTGCAACCTGAATCCAATATTCTTGGTCCACATAGTGTAAATGGAAATTATGTCCCATATGCCCATGTTTAAGGTAGACACAAGTCTTTATGTTTTCTATATCTGCTTTTTCAACAAAAGTTAAGAAAGGAGAAGTTCCCCAACCAGTTCTAGGGTCATACTCAGTAACTTTATAGGCCTTACGATTTCTCATATCATATCTAAAACCCTTAAAATCTATTACATAGGGAGAAAGATAATCTAATTTTTTGAATAATTCTTGAATCTTTCCCACAAATTCTGGGTGAACTAAATCATCATCATCAAATCTTGTAGTTATAAGATAATTACATTGAAGGTCGAAAACTTCTAAAGGTTTTTCTTTAACAAATCCCAAGCCCTCATGTAAGATTTGATAATTAATTCCTTTTAGTTCTTCTTCTAATTCATGTGTTTTATCGTTTCCAATTATTATAAATTTAAAGTTTTTATTAGTCTGTTCTTTTAAACATTCAATTAAAAATAATTTGAAAATCCTTTTTCTCTCTTCAAAATAAGGATAATTGGTTGGGTAAGCAAATCTAGTAACAACATAATGTTCAAATTCCTTCCAATTAAATACAAATTGCATAACTCTTTCTAAGATATATCCTGCCTTTTCTCCATATTTATCAAATAAATTAAGAACTTTTTCATAATATTCTTTCGGTTTCTTTTTTATCTCACTAGAATGAATAGAATATTGCCCTCCAGCATAGAATTTAATCAAATTACGATTATAATTTATCCCAATATCTGATAAGAATTCTTTAATTTTTAAATTTCCTGTTCCATGATGTGGTCTCCCATCCAATTCACAAATACGTTCCCCTTTTTTACTTCCCAGTTTCTTCCCTAAAGGTGTCCATTTCTTTTCTAAACGAGTTTCATAAACTTCCTTTAAATCCTCACAATGGTCAAAAGGATTTCCTTGAACAAAGAAATAATATCCATTAAGTTCCTCATAATTATTCACAATATACCAAAGGAAAGTATGTTGTTCTCTTCCAAAATTAGGTAAATCCACTCCCTTATGAATTATCTCTACATTTTCAAAATCTCTTGTCCATTTGGTATCCTCATTATATTTAGCAACTACAAGTGTTTTCATTCCAAATCCTCCCCTGTGAGATTAAAGAAACGAATGAACTTCTCTTCCCAATTCCCCTGATGTCTAAACTCCTTAACCCACTTAATTGCTTCTTCTTTTAGTTCTTCTACTGAAACTATATTCATCGTTCCCGCTGTAAATCTTTCTTTAAATTCTTCTTCATCTTTTCTTTTATAATGAGGGTGTTTAAATGTTTCTTTTCTAAAATCAAAATACATAATATCCTCTTTCAAATCTTTTATAGTTTTTATTTTACTCATTCTTCTTTTTCCTCCAATTCTTTTAATAATTTTAAATACACCTTTGCTCTATCATATTGTTTAAGTTGTAATGCTTTATGATATTTCCATTCAAGTAATTCTTTTCTTTTTTTATCTTTCATTTTAAATCAATGTGTGCGAGGAAGGAAACAATACACCAACGATAAATGAAACTTTCTTAGAAAGATTTTTCAAGGTTTTTACTTCCTGCACACTCCCCTGAATATTAGTTCTCATTTGAATTTCTCACAAAATTTAATAGCATCTGCAATCGCTTCATTCATGTTTTTATACTTGTATTCCCCAAGCCTCCCAACAAAGTAAATATCTTCATAACTTTTAGAAAGCTCTAAGTATTTATTTAACTTTCGTTCATTACTTTTAGTTGGGATAGGATAACAAAGATTCTCTTTTTTAGAAGGATATTCTAAAGAGATTATACTATATCCTGTACTTTTCCTATTATGAGGTAATTGGTTATATTCAACCATTCTAAGTAGTTTAGGATGTTTATTTGTATTTACTACTGCTTCAGGTAAAATATTTTCATTCGTTTTGATTAAATGATTTCCAATTTCTATACCTCTCCAACTCAATTTACCATAACAATTTAAAAAGAATTCATCAATTGGAGATGTTATGATATAAATAGATTTCTCTTTATCTAATTTGTAGTCTGTAACATCAACCCTATTCCCAAATTTTATCTTAATTCCTTTAGAAAGGTTTTCAAATAATTTAGTATAATTTTCTGGTACAAAGACTTTTTCACTTCCGAAGAAAGAATAATTTCTCTTGTTCTGGAAAGCAAATCTATTACTAATTTTCTTCTTTATTATATTCCATTTTAATCCCCACATTTTTTTAGAATAAGATTTTATGAATTCCTTAAAGAAAGAATCTCTGGGATTAGTAATATTATATAATTCTTGAGACAATTCATTAGGAGGGAAATATCCAAAAGTTCCCTTACCAAGCATCAGGACTCTGTGATTGTAACTAATCAATCTAACATGTTTTTTAATGAATGAGAGTGCCTCTTTATCTGATTCTCTGAAATGCATAATGTGAACTCCGTGTGGATTATACCAAACCCCTGACTTTCTCTCTTTAACATCTCTACAAAGCCCACCAATATTTTCACCTTTCTCAAATACAGTAACATTATGTCCTGCATCTTGCATAATTCTAGCTATTGTTAACCCTGTCAACCCAGCTCCAATTATTTTAAATTTCATTTTTGATAACCCCCGAAAGCAAAATCTATTTCATAAATCTTTGCTATCTTTTTTTTAGATTCCTCATTTAATTGAATATCTTTCTTAGGAGATAAATGCCTTTTAGCACTTTTAAAAGAATTAAATATATTACTATCAAAAATATCTAAAAATTCTTTAAGCATTTCCATCTTCTCATAAAAAAATATTCCTATCGATTCTTCCATTGGGATGAAGAAAGTTTGTGGTTTAATGTGGGGATTGTTTGTATTTTTAATTAAGAAATCCAAATCGTCCACAAATTCATTAATATTATTATATTTTTTCATATATTTTTTATAAAATTCCATATCACTAGTACCCGGATTAAACTTTAATGCCTTATAAACAGAAATTATCCTATCATAAGGATTTCTAAGGATTGTAAAAAACTCTGCCCCTTGTTCTTCTTCCAAAATATCATTTGCGGATTTCCATTTTGGATTATAAGTGTTATGCCCTATTCTCTTAATGTTCGCATTATTATCTTCAATGGCTTTGGTTAAACTTCCACCGCCTGTTCTTGGTATATGTATAAAGTAAATCATTTTATAAAAAATTCTTATGTGTCTTTTCTTGTTTAATATCATAAAGTACCCTATTGAACGAATCGCATCTACAGTAAGGAACACAATCATTAAAATCAATATTTTCAAAAACTTCTTTTTTCTTATCCGATTCCCATATTTCCCTAAGTGTATTTTCTTTTAGATTGCCTAAGTAATACTTAGGTTTCCCCCTCATGTGACAGCAAGTAGTCAAATTTGAATCAGCTTGGATTACTGAAGCAAAATTAACTCCATGACATTCATTATATGGTCTGGGGTTTTCCTCTAAAAAATGTTTATATTTCTGTGCAGAATGAAGTACTTTGAAATCATCTCTTTCATATTTCTTTGACTTAGCAAGTTCTGGAGCTATTGAAGTACGGTCTCTATGAAAGGGTCTAAATTGTGCATAGTCTACACCTAATTCGCTGCTTATTCTTGCGAAATTAACCATATCACCCAAAGTTTCCTTACCTGCAAGATAACCAACTCCCAATGTACAATCAGAACCAATTTCTTTTTTACGACTAGAAATCCCTCTAATGTTTTCAAGAACCTTATTAAAGGCTCTTTCATTCATCCCATGAGTTTGTTTATACATCTCAGGGGTTCCAGCATCTAAACTAAATCTAATCCATGTACAATCATTTAGGAGAGTATCATATAAATCCTCTTTTAAAGCAAGACCATTAGTTATAAAACCAACATCCAATCCAGACATTCTAGCATGAGAAATAGCCTTATGCGTAGATGGATTAACTAAGGGTTCACCTCCCCCTGAAAAAATAAGACCTCTAACATCAATATCTTTCATCTGGTCAATGTAACCAGTCATTTCTTCCAATGTTAAGGATGATTGGCCTGTTCTCCCCCCTGCACACCCTGGACAATTGTTATTACAATTATCTGTTGGGTCCATCTCCATAGTGATTAATGTATTTGGGTCTCCTTCTAGCCAATTGTGTATTTTATCTACATGACTAAATATCTTGTCTTGTCCAAAAATTTCACTCATTTTTTTCCAACTCCCTTAAAATAGAATCAACATCTCCCTCAACAGCTAAGGCAAAAATAATATCCTTAATTTCTTCTCCCTTTTCTTCTATCCACTTACCAACATAATCTCTTTTTGGATTATAAAATAACTTACTAACCCAGTTAGGATAGCCATTTCTAAGAAAGGGGAGAAATTTAATCTCCTCCACTCCTTTTTCAAAATATAGGATTTCTGCTAGTCTTTTTATTTTTTCTTTATCTTTTTTATTCATTTTTTCTATCTGGGTCAGCATGGCAATTTGGAGATATTTTCATCCATTCTTCTATCTCTTTACCCATTTTTTTATTTTCTTTCCTCAATTCTGTGTTTTCTTCTTCTAAAACAGTTATGGTATTCTTTAATTTTTTAATATAATTTTTCAAATCCGAAATTTCTTCTACTTTCTTCAAATACTTTCTAAACTGTTCTTGTGCAAATTCTTCGTCCATTTTTTGAGTATGAATCCCCCACTTTGAAACGATTTATGATATATAAATGTACCTGTTTAAGGCACTATACCTTATCCATCTTATTAAGGTAGCCCGACAGTGGGCATCTCCTCAGGTGGGGGTCAAATTTTTGATTTTGTTTTCTGAAGAGTATAAAAAGAAATGCAACTATTTCTGCTGCATTTCATTAAATCTTTGAAGACTCTCATCAACACCCTTGATAAGTTCACTAATTGTTTCCTTTCTTTCTTCTAGTGTTTTCTGGAAGTTTTCAAGGTCGTCTTTGGCATCCTCAATCTGTCTATCTAAATACAAGACAGTATCGCTTTTCTTTCTCTCAAGGTCCTTAATATCCTTTTCCTTCTCTTTCAAAGCGTCTTTAAGACCATCTCTTTCCTTGATAAGATTTCTCTTTTGCTGTTCAAGGTCTGAGATTACTTCGTATCTTGATTTCGTCTGCATAACTTTTTCCTCCGTGTGTTTAGTTTTTTGAACGCTATCTCTTAATTTTTGGTCCTCAGGTGGAATTGCATCATTTAAATTTACGAAATTTCCTTTTCTCATTTTAACTCCTTATTAAATTTATCCCAATTAATATCATTAATACAAATATTACTAACGCTATTGGTCCCCACAAAGGCATAAGCACATACCACCAACTCCATGTAATGTATCCAGTTAATTTAAGTCCTATGAATAACAATCCAAGCAGTCCTAAAAATCCAATTCCTCCTGAGTAGTTATTTTCATTCATTCTAATTCATCCTCCTCAAATCCATAAACTTGTTTAGTTCTCAAATGTAGGGCTTCTATAGGCATAAGGTTGGGGTCTTTGTTTTTTTTAACAACCCTAAACTTGTCTCCCTCCCTATATAATGGTTCACATCCAAATTTAGCTTTTTTCATTTTATTTTCCTATATCCTGGTTTTATGAATTTAATTGCTTGTTCCCTCTTATCTTTAGAGAGTTTTTTACCAATAAAGGTTTCAAGTTGTTCTATTAAATTTTCTGGTCTTTTTAAACTTTCCTCGTAACTCAATAGTAGTTTCTTATCTGCATATCTAAGTACCTTATTCATCTCATTAACTAAGTGTAGGTTCCTATTCCAGATAAACGACTCTGCGTTCTCTCTTTCTTTAAAAGTATCATTATGTCTCAAATCACTATTCAAACAAGCAATTAAGTCTCTTGAAATATAAATATAGTGTGGATTAGCAAAAGAATTATGTATATCATTAAGTATTAGACCTATCCATGGTTCCTTCCAACCCCAATCTTCGTCACGAATATTCCTAATTTCAATCAAATCAATACACTCATCAACAGTTAAACCAGCAAATTCAAGAGCCTCATGTTTAGTATCATCAACATAATCTCCCATATGAATACCGAAAATTCTAAGTAAACCAGCAATCATACTTGTTCCCCCACGAGGAACACCTAAAACCACAAATGTTCTCATTTTCTCCTATACCTTGTTGTGAAATCTTTATTTGATTCTTTCTTACAATTTTTACACCAATATTTTTCAAGTAAGTAATCATAATAAACTGTTCCATACTCTTTGCAGTTATCACAAAAATTACTTATTTCGAATTGTAGTGTTTCTTTTGTCATTATACTCTTACTCCTTTTAATTCAAAATATCTAACACTTTCAGCAAACATAATTTTTTCAATATATTTCTTATCTTCTTTTAATTCAGAATAATCTTTTTCAATTATATCTAAAGAAACATCATAAGTAAATTTTCTGGGTATCTTTAGTTCTCTTAAATAAAGTTTTTTTGTTTTTTCTTTATTCATTTTTCTTCTGAAGTTTGTTTAATATTAGGGTTTGGAGAAGTCGCCG